GTCCGAAACCACCCCGCCGCCGCTTCACCTGCTCGATAGGTTCGCCGTTCGCCCGCTTGATCCTGTCCTCTATTAACTTGACCATGCGGAGAGCGTTGGAGAGGTCATACCGATCAGCGTTGGCTACTTTGGCTTTCCAGTCTGCGAGAGCGGCTTGGTTGCGCTCCTGTTCGGTGGATGGGTGCGCGCTCATTGTTCGATCCTCTTGAAACTGATAACCCATACCCACGGGTTAGAGTCCCATTCAAATCCACGTTTGCTGTTGAGATAATCCCATCCGCCTTTGAACACTTCGCGCATGAAGCCGGGGGCGATGGAGATAGATTCACATGTCGGGTCGTCGCAGCCTTCGGCAATCGCATCGGCGTCCGTGATGTCTTGCAACCTCTCGACTCTGACTTCTGTTATTTCGAGTGTGAGGCGGGAAGCCCAGCGGGGCATGTAGATCGGGGATACGGGTTTATAAGCGTGTGCGGCGGGGTGATAATCTTCATCGGGTGCGCGGTCTTTAACTCGACATACACCCGGAGTTGCGGCGTAGATGAATATGCGCTTACTGTCAGTGTCTAACTTGCCCGCCTCGCGCACCCACAGACAATCTCCAACGTCACCGTAATGGTCAGTGAGTTCGACAGGCTTTGCGGCTAAAAGAGTCTCCAAAGTGTTTTTGCTCGCTGCGCCGTTCCGATGATTCCACCACCAATCCTTACCGTCATAAGTTGGCTGCGGTTTAATCACGCGCCGCGTCTGCGTCTTGTTGCCCGCCAGAATCGCCCGCACCATCTCACCTGAAAAGATGATCGGCCTTTCCTTGATCTGCGGCTTGAGGTCAGCGGGTTGAAATGTTTCAGGGTGCGCGCTCATTTGGCTTGACCTTTCACCTTGACGGCTTTTTGCTTCCGCAGCTTCCAGCGCGACCCTTCGCCGGCTGGTTGCCAGTTGCGCGGCTTGCCGTCGCGGTACGTAGCTTTGGAGTGGGTGATTCGAGCGGCAGTGATGTAGCCGCCTTTGATGTCGTACATCACTCCGAACTTATAGACGGGCGTTACTTCCGAAATATGCGCGGAGCAATGAAGCGATTGCGTGCCGTCGGTGATATAGCGAGCGTGTACCGTTTCGCCTTCGATGTGGGTGACTTCTGCAATCAGGCGAGTACACGGCTTGTCGAACTCATTGATGATCACATATTCGCCAATCAACTTGTCGGCGTCTTGCGTCTCCGTGGCGGGCGCGGTGGGGTGATTAGTGGTCATTTGGAGTCTCCTAACGCCTCACGCAACAAAGCTGCTGAGGTGAGACAATCGTTGATCAAGTCGTGCATAGCAGCCGTTCGCCCCGGCAACTTCTCGACCTCAAGCGCGATGCGGACTAAATTGCGCTCTGCGATGCGGGCTTGCGCTTTAAGGAAATCTATATCGGGCGCGGTGGATGGGGTGAATGGTGACATGGTTGCTCCTTAGAAATCTTCCGTTCCCACAGTCAGCACACCCGCCGCCCACTCTGCTTCAAGTTCCGCATACGCGCGCTCGGCCTGTTCGTCGTTGTAGGCTTGCTCGGCCATTTGCATCTCGTAATCCTGTTCGTCTGTAATCTGCATGGTTCTCTCCTTATCCGCAGTTGGCTTGGTGTCTCGTACCCTCGATTGCAAAACACGACTCGCACCGCATCGCCTCAACCCGCTCCTTCAAAGCGGCCACGGCGTAAGACTTGATACAGGCAAACTCGGCAATATTTGACTGGCCGTCGAGTGATGCCCAGTAGCCACGCCCGCAGCGCATGACCTGAATGATGTAGCCGTCAGCGACGATCGTCTCGTCCGTCTCCGTGGCGGGCGCGGTGGATGGGGTGGATGGTGACATTGCGATTGACTCCTTAACTAAACTGTCTAGAGGATTCTAGAATAATCTAGATAAGAAGTCAAGAGAGTTCTTGAAAATTATTTCAAACGCAAAAACGCCCGACCACGTTAATGATCGGGCGTCCGACGGGCTTTCTATTAAAGGGCTTTAGGCGGGAACTAGCAGGCGGTCAATGTAACGTTGCGCCGCTTTGATGTCGGAGACGATGGGGTCTTTTCGCGCGCGCTTCCTTAACTTATCGGCCAGCCAGCGCAGCCGTCTTACTAGAAACAAGAGGATCGGCCTGAGCCGCCGCTTGTGCCTAACAGCTAACCGCCACCATACGCTGTAGTTAAAGATGATGTAATCGAGGGATTGGCTGGTCTTACTGAGTACATCCTTCGTTCCTTGAGTCCACGACTCCCGCTCTATGTTTAAGTCGCTACCCTCCCCCTCTTCCATGCTGTTCAGGAAGGCTTGACGGAGCGCGGCACTAATCGCCGTGTACTCATCAGGGCGTCGCATAATGGCGGTCGTGAGATGATAGACCCTGCGAAACGTCTGCGAGCGCACGTCTATCTCGCCGCTAACGGCAAGCCGCATTAAATCACAGCGGGCATCTCCAAAATTGGCTTGCGTTCGGAAGACGCGGATTTTATGAACGATGTTCCGCCGATCCCGGTACGCGAGGGCGGTCAAGACAAAATTGCGTACAGTCCAGAGGACGGCACAGACGACGACGAAAGCTAGAAAACTCATGGTGTCACTTCCGTTCGTTAGATTTCTTTCGAGGAGACTTTGTTGCCTCACCTTCTAAGGCTCGGCGGGCAGTAGGGGCGTCGGGGAACTCGTTTTTCAAAACGATGCGGTCTACTTCTTCGGGACTTAGCCCACACTTATCTTTCAGGAACAGCGCGCGCCACATCCTATTTTCTTCCGCCAGACGCTGGATGCTTCTTTCCTTCTCGTCTAACGCAGCATTAGCATCCCGATCTTTCCTGCGATCATTGTAACGCTTAAGTGCCCCGCTGGCAATTACCAGAAGAACGGCAACCGCGAGGGTTCCAGCTACACCTAAAGTGCCTATGAGCGTGTTCCAGAGGGCGGTAAAAGCCTTGACGAACTCCGTCGCCGCTTCCTGAATTATAAATGCCATAAGAGGCCGGGCATGGGTGAGATGGCTTTCGGTTCTAGAAATTGCCTGCGGATATTATCAGTCATGCCAATTTATTAGCAAGCAAATAAAAAACCCCGCCGGGAGTGCGGGGGCAAGTTCTTTGTCGAGAGTTTTAAAGAATTAAGATTGTCAGCCAGCGATATTTCTCAGTGCTTTCGACTTCTTAAACCTGTGCGAGACGCCGGGTTCTTTAATGAGCGGGTATCTTTCATCGTCAGCAAGTTGTAACGAGTCGTCCCACCACACCCACCGACCGGCAACGTCGGCGCGCGGATAGAACTCAAGTAGCTTTCCGGCGATGTGTAATTTAGACAATTGAAACTCGCCTGACTCTGCTTCAGGATGAAAACTGTCAAGTCTGACCATGCCGGGACTTAGGCTTGTTAGCAAAGCAATTAGCAACTCTCCGTCGGGATACTCTATTCCGTAAACGCCGCATCCAACGAAGCCGCATTTGAGGAAAATTAGGATCGATCCGACTGAGAATCTTGCGTAACCTTCATCTTCAATTTCAAGAAAAAAGCAGGTGTCCGTAGGAGAGTAACCTACAGGGACTCTAAGGTGTTGAACGTCGGGGGGGCTTCTTCGGGCGATTCGGCTGACACTACCCATATACAATGAGAGGCCAAAGCTGTACAGCAAGGCGGTGAGTGGAATGCGAGTAACAAGCGTCGCGCCTTTTCCTTTCTTAGTTTCATACTAAAGCGTTTTTGGTACGTTTTATTTTAGCTTGCAGTTTTGCCTTTTTTCGGTTTGTAGGCTTTGCGCCTCTGCATAGGCATCATTTGCTCAGGCTCAGATGGTACTTCCCTGATATTGGTTGGTAGTGAGGCGTCCATTTGTTGAAAGTTTAATTGCCGCTCTGCCCGCGCCCGCTCTCGTTGGCGTGCCCTGTATTCAATCTCGTCAAGTTGAGCATCTTCCCAGAACACGGCATATCTATCGAGTATCTCCACAGCTACTTCTGTCCGGTTCTTTTTGTCGCCTTTAAAGCGTTCCGCAAGCCGCTCCAATCGCTCCACAAGTTCTTTGGGGGCTTGGACGTTGAATTGCAATTTTCCTTTGTTTTCGCTCACAACAATCATAGTAACCATTTCTAGAAATCTCCACAACTATTTTATCCTTGACAGCCCCGCTAGAATCTTCTAGAATCCTCTAGACAGATTGGAGGAAAGCAGATGCCGAAGTTAAAAAAGGGGCAAGTCGGGCGCTACGTTGTTTGGCCTAAAGACCTCGACAAGTGGCTACAGGACAAAGCCAAAGAGCATGGCCTTAACTCACCCCAAAAGTTTGCGGTGATGTCTCTTATGGGCGACATGCAGCGCACTGACGACGTTCCACAAAAACGCGCCTCATAACTCTCCGGCTTTGGGGCGGGAGAAACGTACCAAGAAACCCCCGCCCCTCCACCGTGCGCCGCGACGCGAAACGGAGAGTAGCAAGTTCACTTGACCATTGAAATCACGACTTGCACGGAATTGTGCTATGAGACCACAAAGCATCCCGCCGCCGTCACAAATCGAAGTTGAGGCCGAGCTACGCGACCAATTCAAGCACGGCGACATCACGGCTGTCTCGATCTGGCTCGGCCACCGAGACCACACGACGCTCTCTAGGGAGTTGAACTCCGAAGAACCGGCAGAGTCGTCCGCTTACGCTTTCCTCCGCTTTCTGGATGCCTGCTACAAGACGCGGTTTGAGCTAGGCACAGCCGTATGGGCTTTGGTCGAACGCTTCAACGCCCGCTACCAGCAGAAGGCCGTAGAGACGCAGACGTTCAGCCCCGTTGCGGAAACATTCCACACCTTAAACATCGCTGAATTAAACGATCTGCCTGTGAGGGATCGCCTACGCGTGGCGCAGCAGCTTTACTCCGATCTAGGGAAGTACATCGCGGGTTTGTATCACTTGGACATGGACGCCGACGAAGAAGAGACGCAGTATCCCCGACCCGCCAAAACGGCGGGCGGGAGATAGGCTTTTGATTGGTTGCTAGGGAATCAGTTGAACGATGAACTCGCCAAACCACACCAGCGCAATGTTCCACTCCGAAGCTTCCGCTTCTGGATCGGTAGTCGCAGGGGGCGCGGCGGGCGGCGGGTTACAGCCGTACACGGTCGTCCAGATCGTGCCGTCTTTACAAGTGGGGTTGTTGGCCTCGACCGGGAGGTATAAGGCCAGCACAAGGGCAAGGGAGACGAGTAGCTTTTTCATACACATAGTTTAATGAACGAAATCAAAACAATCAAACTTCAACTCGCAAGCGTGCCGTCGAATCTTCCCGCGTGGGGAGATTGGAACGAGCAGGCGAACTGGCGTTTGAGGCTTGGTGAGTTTGACGCCGCGCTTTCGATTCTACGGGTGGCACTTTCGGAGACGGAAGATGTCAACGGGCGCGCGGCACTGACCGCAACTCTGGCGCGAACACTCTGCGTTAGCAACCGCAAATCGCTCGCCTATCAGTTGCTATCCGAGTTTGATCAATGTGCCATCTCCGATCCCCTCATTCTCGCCAAGTTTCAGCACACGAAGGCGAACGTCTTGGACGAGTCCGGTGAATACGGGAAAGCGTTGATAGAACTTGCCGGAGCAAGTGCTTATTTCGAGGTGGCAGGGCATCCAGATCGCGCAGAGGTCGCAGCCAACACGGCGAGCGTCTACGTCAAGATAGGTAAGCCCGAAAAGGCGCACCCCGAACTCGACAAAGCAGAATCCTACTTCCGCTCCATCTCCGATCAGGTTGCACTAGCCCAAACCTTAGAGACCCGCGCACGCGCTTACCTCGCAGAGAACAGGTGCGATGAAGCGTATGCGGCGATTAAAGAATCCCGTTCATACCTGACAGACGAAGCCCCTTTAATTCTCGAATCTTTGGCGACTGAGGTTCAGATATTGGATCGGATGAAGAGTATTGCGGAGAGGGAGCGCACCAGACTTGCGCTGTTATTGAGCGCAGGGAACTACAAGGCGGCTGGCAGGTTGTTGGACATAACGGGAACAGCAGTAAAGAACAGAGTCAAAGCAGACCCGACGCTAAACGCCTTTGAGTCCGGTAGTCATACCGCCGTAGCCAGTATGGATGATGCCCTTGAGGTCAGGCCATAAGACACCGAAGCGAGAAACGACCCACGGGATGAGGATGCCCTTGCAATCACCACTCGTTCCGATAGTGCCGAAGAAGTCAGAGCCAGTGCCGATGATGCCGAAGAAGTTCAACCCGCAGACGATGACACCTTTGAACATCGGGATGATGACACCGAAGCAAGCAATGATGATGCCAAAAAGTTTTTTCATAGCGGGAGATTCTAGCAGAAGGGAACAAGACGGCAAATATTTTCACGCGTCGGGCTTCGACTCGTTTTTCAGGAGTTCATATTCAACGCTCCATCTGGCGCAAACCTTGACCAGTCCTACAAGCGAGTTCCATGTGAGGAAGACATAGACACAGATGAGCAACACATCCAGACGCGAGGCCGCACCGGCGGGCGATACCAGAAGCCAAAGGACGAATATGTTGATGCACGCCAGAAACAACTGGCCTAACACTATCGCCGTCGTCTTGCCGAATATCTGTCTGTATATGGGCTTGTACGTGATCTTGCGCGGGTCGGGATGGTCGGACTGGATAGCGTTTCTCTTAACGATGTCCGCCCAGATGGGAGTAACGGCCATCACGATCATGCCGATTATCGCAAAAACCAACTCACGAAAAGTCATAACTAGCCAATCGGATCGGGTGTGAGAAATCGGCGGTGAGTCTATCAGAGCAAAGTACTAACACAAAGGCTTTTCCCCCCTTGATCAGATAGTCAAGAGGGCAGACGAAAAGGATTAGTTCGATGATCCTACTTATCAAAAATCTACTCTCCATACTCTCCCATGAAGGTCTATGGCTGGAGGAAACGGTGTTATGAGCGCGCTATTAAAAGTCGTTCCCACGGAACCGGACATCGAGCGGCTGGCTGCAATCCGCAACGAACAGGCGACCTTAGCCCAGCGGATGGCGATGCACCTGAAGCACATGGAGCGGGCGCGTGCGGAGTGGACGGCTTTAGGAGATGAGGGGCGGGAACTGGAAGAGGGCTTCGAGCGGAGACGCAGAGCAAGGCTGCGCGACGAACTGCCGGTGATGGCCGCACCTATCAGGATTGAATTAGTGGAGGGGATGGGATGCTGAAAACGATTGTGAGCGTGTTGGCCTATCACTTGAGCAAGGGACTGGAGGCCGCATTCGACAGTGTGGAGATGAAGCTGCGGCTACGCGCACGGCGTAAGGAGGCGAGACGGTGAACTGGCGAGAATCACACCGGGCAGACAGGCGGGCTAATCGGCTTGCTAAGAGGCACTACACCTGCCAGACGCCCGCAAGCAACCAGTTCGTCAAGCCGGGGGGATGTTTAGTGCTGGTGACGAAGAACGCGGACGCTCTGTGGGTGACGAGCAGGCAGAAAGCGGAGTTCACCGATCACGCATGGGCGGGAGCATGGGAATGCAGTTTATTCAGGAACGAGGGCAGGCTGCTTTCTTCAACTCTAATCTCAGAGGCAGTGGCAGCGACGGTCGCTTACTACGGCGCGCCTCCCCCGCTAGGCATGATCACGATGATCGATCCGCGCAAGGTAACAGGGTTTCTCAGGCGCACGGCGAAGGGCGTTGAAATGTCGTGGGGTTATTCATTCCAGCGCGCCGGGTTTGAGTTCGCGGGATGGACTAAAAGCGGGAAGTACGTCTTGCAGCTGCTACCGGAGAAGATGCCAGCAGCTTCCCCGCATGTCGTCCTTCAAGCTTCCATGTTCTCGGAGGCGGCATAACCGGATAAATAGTTTTCGTCCGCTACAGGAGAAAGAGAAGGACAGATGAATCAGCCCAGCCTCAACTTTCATAAGCCGAGAGCGGATAAGAACGTTACCGAGACTTCGCGGGAGTCATACGCAGAGGTCAAGGTCAATCTTCGCGGGAAGTATCTGACTGTTCTATCCGCGCTCGCAAATTACATCCGCTGGAAGCAGCAGGAGCCGACGGCAAAAGAGTTGATGGAGTACATGGCGGTGACCGATCCGAACCTAGTCCGTCCAAGACTTTCCGAGATGAAGGACGAGGAACATGCGATGCGCTTCGTCGAGGCGAGCGAGACGCCCCGGAAGTGTTCAGTGACGGGCAAAAACGTCTCGACTTGGCGTTTGACGCCGCGGGGCGAGGCTTTCTTGAGGGGGCAGAAATAGATGGACAACGCAGCCTTTCAGATGCGGATCATCAAGATCGAGCGGGAGTATCAGACGGCACTCGAACGCGTCACAGCCGAGAGGATGCAAGCCCTCAACACTCTCTACGCAGAGATTGGCGCAGACGAAACCCCTCAAGACGAACCGGCTGATATTCCCTTTGACCGCCCGCCCCGCTCGTCGGCTGAAACGCTCGAAGGAAAGATTCTGGCCGCGCTGCAAAAACTAGGTTACTCGGAAGAAGCATTGAACCGCTGGTGCGGTCGCCAGTTCCCCGACTTCCAGCCTGACAAGCATGATTGGTCGGAGATGGCACATGAGCGGAAGTTGATGGTGCTGGCAACGTTTGAGGCGAAAGTGACGGAGAAAGCAGCGGCGAAGTAAATGACCACGCGAAGTTACACGATCAAGCCTGCTCAGACCTACACCATGCCCGGCGTGCAGGACGAGAGGCGTGGGTTGATAGGCGAAATCAGCGCGATGTACCGCAGATATTTCCAGAGGGAAGTTCGTCATGCGCTCTTGGCGAGCTGGATTGATAAATCACCGGCAGAGTTACGGCATATCAGGGATTGCTGGGCGAAGGTCAAAGGGCAGGCTCCGGCAATCACCCCGCAGCCAATAGTACGGACACCTGTAGCAATGGGGCTTTTTGAGTAACAGATATGAGCAAGATCATTCCTAACAGCTTCCAGACCCCGAACGCCTACATAGACGAGTTTATGGCGTTCCTCACGCCTGAAGAGAATGTAGTACTGACCTACACGGCGCGGCGCATCTTCGGCTTTCATAAGGATGAGGATCGTATCAGCCTGTCACAGTACGCGGAGGGCATCAAGGCGCACGACGGCTCTATTTTGGACTACGGGACAGGGTTAAATAAGAAAGCCGTCCGGCGCGCTCTGGATGCCCTGATCGCCTTCGGACTCATTATCGAAGTCGAGCCTTACGTTATAGAGACAAGCACCCCGGCCTGCTACGCGCTCCAACTCGACCCCGAAAAGATAGACTCCAGCGGTCTCCACGCGCGCCGTGCTGCTCGCGTGGCGATGGACTCACGACGGACGGCCAAAGGTAGAAACGTCGCCACACTTAACCGCGCCGAACGGTCAGACCCTAGTGTGTCCGATAACACACCCCCTGTTCTATCCCATACAACAGCCCCCCCTGTGTTATCGGACACTACACCCCCTGTTCTATCGGATAGCATACCCCCTGTTGTATCCGACACCACTACAAAAGCCAGAGAGAAACAAAGTAGAAAACCAGAAGAACCTTTAGGCGAGTCGGCTCACGCCTCCCCGCAAAGCCCCTCGCCAAAATCGAGGACTTCAAAGTCTCCACCCGACCCCCGTTCTCAACACCCTGCAATCCAACTCGTCAAGAAATTGATGAGCCGTTACCCAGACAAGATTTGGTACGACGACATCATCGAGATCGTCGGAGAAGAACCAGACGTTGGAAAACTGACAGCCTGTCGCAAGGATTGGATCGGTAGGGGTTGGAACTCAAATTCGCTCGATTGGATACCGTGGTACAGAGACGGCATCCCCGAAAGGAACGGCAATGGAAAACAGAGCAACGGCAGCGGATCACATGGAAAATCTGGCGAGTCATCGGAAGTTTCTGACGCTACTCGAAAAGTGTCTGGACGCTTCCAACCTACCGAAACAGTCGGAAGTTCCCTATGACTGCGACGACTGCTCGGATATGGGCGTCGTGTTCGGGAAGCATGAAGTGGACGGCAGACAGTACACCCATGCCAAGCCCTGCGTCTGCCGTCGGCGCAAGGCCGTCGAGTATTTGATGGAGACCATTGACCAGAGATTCAAACGGTTCGCGCCTCCCCGGCTGGCCGACCTCTCTCCCCGATATGACTGCTTCCGCGATGACCCGGCAGGCTCGAAATGGGTAGGCGACGCACAGGCTGAAGCGATTGCCTTGATGTGCGCGAATCCCTTCAGTTCTTTCGTGTTCGGGGGAGACAACGACACCGGGAAAACTCACATGGCCTATTCGCTGCTGGTCAATGCGTGTGAGACGGGGCGCACCTGCGTCCATATCAAGCTGAGAGACCTTTTGGACGAGTGGGGCAAGGAAGCCAGAGGGGAGGCGGGGAAGGACGGTAAGGCGTTCCGTTCTACCGTTAGGGCAAGCGACCTCGCGCGAGGTCAATGGTCAATCCTGCTCGACGAGTTCGACAAGACGGGCGTGACGGAGTTCAGGAGCGCGGAACTCTATAACTTCCTTGATGAAATCTGGCGCAAAGGCCATCAACTGATCGTGACGGTCAACTTGCGTAAAGATCGGGTGATCGAGAAGTGGTCTCGGATTGATGAGACCTACGGAGCGTCCATCGCCAAAAGGCTGTACTCGGAAGCTAGAGGCGTCGGCCTGTTCGTTGACGAGATTAAGAAATGACAGTTTCCGTCCGCCACTCAGGGCGGAGATAGAAAGGGACAAACAAGATCAGGTAATGAGGCGAACAGGTGATCTTGACGAATTTAATTTGAGTGTGTGAGCGCGTTACCGCGCAAGTGAAAAGATGAAGCCATTTTATCAAGACCAAGATCGGACGGTGTACGCGGGCGACAATCGCTTGGTGCTGCCTCTGTTGCCGTCTGACTTCTACGATTCGTGCGTGACCGATCCCCCGGCTGGCATCGGCTTCATGAACAAGGAATGGGACAAGGCCAAAGGCGGGCGCGACTCTTGGATCGCGTGGATGGCCGAAGTGATGAAGGAGGTCAAGCGCACGCTCAAGCCGGGGGCGCACGCGCTTGTATGGGCATTGCCTAGAACCTCTCATTGGACGGCGACCGCGCTAGAAGATGCGGGCTTTGAAATCCGTGACATCGTGAACCATTTGTTCGGCACAGGCTTCCCTAAAAGTCTCGACGTGTCGAAAGCGATTGACAAGATGAAGGGCGCGGAGCGGGATGTTATCGGGCAAAAGAATATCGGGTTAGGTAATCGGCGCGGTAATGGATTCCGACATGCTGGCGATGGTGAAGGCGTCCCGGTGACGCTTCCGGCGACGGAAGATGCCGCCCGCTGGCAAGGCTGGGGTACTGCCTTAAAGCCTGCCGTCGAGCATTGGATTCTATGTCGCAAGCCTCTTTCTGAAACCTCTGTTGCCGGGAATGTTATTGAGCATGGTACGGGCGCATTGAATATTGACGGTTGCCGAATAGAAACAGGGGAAAGTCTGTCAAGTGGGCGACATATTCAAGCAGCCCGCACTTATCCAAGTGGGTATAAAGATACACACCGAACTGAATATCAGCAGTCCTCTCTGGGTCGCTGGCCTGCCAACCTAATCTTAGACGACTACACGGCAGAGCTACTTGACGAGCAGAGCGGGCAATTAACAAGTGGGACGGGTGCGGTTAAGCGGGTGACATCTGCAGGCTATCAGTCAAACGCCTATGGGAAAGAAAGTCGCGCCATCGGCACGCCCAATGTTGAATATGGAGATACGGGCGGTGCGTCGAGATATTTCTACGTTGCCAAGCCTTCACGGGCAGAGCGCAACGAAGGTCTGGAAGATCGCTCACGCGTCAACGTCAACGACGGTCGCAAGACTTCGATAGACAACCCTTTCCAGCGCGGCGACACGCCCCGGCAAAACACACACCCGACGGTCAAACCCATTGAGCTAATGCGCTACTTGGTGCGCCTTGTGACGCCCGAAGGCGGGACGGTGCTCGATCCGTTCATGGGTTCGGGTACGACCGGAATAGCGTGTGAGATAGAAGCCCGTAACTTCGTCGGCATTGAGCTAGATGAGACTTACTGCGACATAGCAGTTAAGCGCATGACGGCCAGATGCCTACCTTTAATGCTGAATGTCGCCCCTTAATCGCGTCAAGAAAGCGCAGAGGGGCGGGCACAGGTCAAGTAATGAAGCAAACAGTATCTTGGAAATGAAACGCACGAATCCTTTTTGATTGCAGGGGAGTTAAAGCTGATGAGGACGGCGATGGTGCTGTGAGAGGTAATAACAATGCGACTTACATGTCCTGAATGTGGCGGCTTTGACATCATGTCCGACAGTGACTTGCGCGGCGTTTGCTCCTGCGGTTTCGCATGGGACAACACACCAGAGGATGCCGAGCAATCTCCCTTAGAAGGACACCCGATTGACCGTGAAGCGGCAAAGGGCTGTGGTTTCTGTTACGGACGTGGGCTTGCCGGTTATCAGGATTATTGGGAGAAGCCGTGTCCACGTTGCCAGAGGCAGCATTACCCAAGGCCAAAGGGCGAATTGGATGAGGTGGAAAATGTTGAACTTTATTAAGTGTTTAATTTGCATCGTTACTGACGGGCACGACCCCGCGCCTACGGGGAGAATAAAACTCCTGCATCAAGTGGGGGCGGACGAAGGGTTTGCCGCGATGCTTCATTCTGAGTGTATGTTCTGTGGCAAGAAGTTGGGTGACTGGAAGCCGATGGAGGAATGTCCAGAACGAAAGGAGGAACAGCATGACAGCTAAAGAATGGGGAGAATACATAGTCGGGCAATTGCACATCCCTGACCCCAAGCAGCGCGAGTGGTTGAAGCGTCAGATCGCGCAAGTTGCGGAAGATAGCTTTGAGGCATCCCGTAAAGTCGCCCATCGCTACATGGACATGTACCCGACTCCTGCGAATAAGTTTCAGGAAGGGTACAAGTTGGCAGCAACTAATATCGCCTCTGGCATCTGCCTGATAGGGGTTGAAGATGAACCGGCAAAGTAAGTTTGCGTTTGTCCTCTTTTTGTTGGCCTGCGCGTACTGGGTTTACTTCGTGCTAACGAATTTTTAGAGACGTAGAAAGGAAAACTATGCAAATTGATTTCACGCCTGACGGACGGATTAAAGCGGACATGACGCCCGATGAACTAACAATGCTGATGATCATGGTAACGAATAACATCTCGCCTTCAAGCATTCTTGAGAAGTCGGATGATCTTGCGAACGATGGCACGACCAAATCGGATGCGGGAAGCGGAGATTCGATAGGTCAAGCGGCGGGCATCGTGGCCTGAATAGTTTTCAGAGATGGGAAACGGATATTGAGAGGGGGAGAGAAATGGTCAATATCATGGAAGCAAACGGCCAGTTGTTTGAAGGTAAAACCGTGATCTGTTCCGGGTGCGGCCAAGAGCATGAATCTTACGACCCACATACGCCCGAAGGTGGCTATGAATACTGTGACGATTGCGTTGAAAGTGATCGTGAAGATGAAGCGCGGGAAAGGGCTGATCGCTGATGGGATTGCAGATGACACCGCAGGAAGTCGAAGCGCACAACGCCAGAGTCATAGCAGGGCGGAGAGGCGTGTCTCAGGTCAATTCTGCGCAAGTACGGCCTAAGCGAGAGGGGCGCGTCAAAGGTGCGAAGCAGACGGAAGTGGACGGCATCAAGTTCCCGTCGAAGAAAGAGGCGCGCAGGTATCAGGAATTAAAGATCATTCAACGCGCCGAAGGTATCCGGCGACTGAGGCGGCAGATCACCTTTCCTTTGGTTGTGAAAGGCTGGCCTGTTTATGAAGAGGGCTATCGCGCTGATTTTACTTACTACGAACTTGAGCGCGGTGAATGGTTTTATGTTGTCGAAGATACCAAAGGCCACAAGACGGAAACCTACTTAAACAAGAAACGGTTGATGAAGGCTATCTACGGCATTGAAATCCGCGAATCGTGAGTCTCCGCCCGTTCGGGTGGAGGGGGAGCAGGATTTGATAATGAGGCGAACGACGAGCCTTGAGTAGTTTTACTGGTTCTATTGCAGCGCGTTACCGCGCGAGGTGAAGGAGAAGCACTTATGTCAACGCAAGCACCAATTCCAGAAGGCCACCCCCTGCGCGCGGCGTGGGATGCCTATGCGGCTACAGATGAATTTGCGAATAGCCTTAGATGGGCTGAGACGGCGAAGGTGGAAGTAACGCACCCTCATACCCTCGGGTCGATGTGGGCTGTTTTCGAGGCAGGATTCCGAGCCGGAAATGAGCAAGCCACGGAAAGAAGTAGCGAAGCGATTGACGGACAGTTGAACGAGCCGGGGTCAGCTTCAAGCGGCAGCATTCAGGGTGCGGACGTGGGGATTCAATTCTTAGAAGAATGCGCTGTGCGAGCAGAGGCGGGCGGGCAGATGACATTAGACCAAGCCCTCAGTCATTACGTTTCTGGCAACGAATGGCTAAAGCGAAGGATTGAACAGGGTACGCCGTGTGGATGTGGCGGTTGTCACTACTGCGCCTACAACTACCTCCGCACCAGATGAACGCGCAAATTGAAGGAGTAAGCAGATGAAACAGAGGACAGCAAAATCATTGAACTGTGAAGATGCATTGGTTGACTTTACTGCTGCCGTGAATAAGCGGGATGCGGCGCAGAGCCTAGCTAACAGGATAGCCAATGGCGAAGTTGAGCCTATTGAGGCGCGGGCGATTGCGGGCTATGTCGAGAAACTTTTCATGTTTATGTCTGAGTTCGTGCCTGAAGATGTGATCCGCGAACACGCAATCAGGAATGGCAAGACGGGCGAGGCGGATAGCTACGAAGAGATGGGCAAGCGGTTAGTTCCCGTGCCCTCATCTCCGACTTTTTACGCATAGTTGATTTCTTAATCTCTGCCACGCGGCAGGGGGTGGGTAAATGAAGACTCAAAGCCTCAAAGGTAAGCGATACGGAGACCTCGTAGTCGTGAGAACGTACAAGGTACTGCGTCGCTCTTGGGTGCGCGCCCGCTGCGTTCGCGTGCTGCCGGACGGCGAACAGTGCGGAAAACTCCGTCACGTCGAAGCCAGAAGGCTGCGTCAGGCCAATGCCTGTGAAGAGTGCTCTGGCAAAGTCTGGCGGACGGGGCAGGTGGTCAGGAATGAAACGCTATACCTGAACGGGCAAGAGGTAGTTACCCAGTCGAACTACAAGGAAAGGTTCTGGACGCTGGGGATTGAGTACAGAATCGAAGTGTTGAGGATGATTTATAAGAGGCAGTTGGATAGTGATAACGAATGGGAAGCGGTTGAAGCAGTGGTACAGATGCTTGAGCCTGCCCGACGTTGCGCATAAAGAGAGAGGGAAGCGATGGACGAAGCGACGTTGAGCCACTTGAAGGCTACATGCGAGCGACGGGAAATGCTCGGCACGCTTCGACCCGTGTGCGGGAAGTGCGGGGAGGCGTTCCAGATTCAGCTACGTGAGTACTTAGGTACACCTGCTAAGTGGAAGTGTCGGACGTGTGGCTACAAGTGGGAATACGAGCCGCCCGCCGCTGCGCATGAAAGGGTGGTCGCGGTACATAGAGAAGGGTGAGGGAGATGGCTAGGCATCCGACAATTAGAGATTATCCCGTAGGTCGTGACGCGGCGGGCAAGCCTCTGTGTCGCTGGTGCAGGGGTGCTGTGAAGCCGCCACGTCGAACGATGTGTTCCGCTGCCTGTGTTGCCGAATTAGAGCTTAGAACTAATCCCAATATTCTACGCGACAAGATATTGAAGCGCGATAAGGGCATCTGTGCGGCGTGCGGGTGTGACACGTTGAAGATCGGGCGAGTGCTGCGATTCGCGGCCATGTCAAAGTATCGAACCGAAAGTGTAAATAACGTGTTTGTTGGCATGTTCCTTTACGGTGAAGGTAGTCCTATTCGCAGGATTCTCCACTACAACCCGTCGCGCTCCTACTGGGAAGCCGATCATATCTTGGAAGTCGTGAGAGGCGGAGAGTTTTCACTTGAGAACATGCAGACGCTTTGCGTGCCGTGCCACAAGCAAAAGACAGCGAAGTTAGCAAGAGAGCGAGCGCAGGAGCGGAGAGCGTCAAAGGCTCGACCATTACTTGAAAACGTGGCTTGAGAAGGGTAGAGGATGCCGATAACTAAACTCTGTGCAAATTGCGATCATATAAAAACGCTTCACCATCTCGTCAAGGGTGAAAGTACCGGCTCATGCTCGGTCGCTACCTGTGGCTGTACGGGCTATAAAAACCGTGCGGAACGGGCAGGTAATCGTGCTATAGTGTCCACTACGGACGCGCGCGAAGAGTTACAAAATGTCCGTCGCACCTTAGTTGGATTGTTGAGCCGAGTAGATCGCGCGCTCGGGATAGAAAACTAAATCAGAGCCAAGACTCGTTCTCGCTCGCCTTATATGCTTCCCAAGACTCGTTCTCGGAAGATAGGGCGAGCGTTTCGTCGTTTTAGGCCAAGTTTATTTTGCTGCAAGCGCGGCGAAAGATAGTCAGCATGAAACTGCAACTTGGAGTCTTACTGCTCACCGCATGGATCGGTCTGGTGCATCTTGAATTAGATGCGTGGCGGATCGTATTTCGCGGAAGGACGTGGTGCAGGTTGCCATAGCGTTGCTGCAAGCGCAGCAATAAGAGCCGACATGGTAGAGAGAGAAACACAGCTTGAGTTAGACCGCTTTGAGGATGCTTCAAAGGCGGTGTGCTACGACAGAGAAGGTCGTGAGCTGGTTTTAGATGAAAGCCTGTTGCCCGTCGAAGTTAAAGAGGGTGACGAGTTCATCTTGATTATTCGCACGATAGATTGATTCTCTGCGCGCTTCCCTTCCGTGCGCGAGATGGGGCGGTCAGGTAGAGGTTGAAGCACCTGTTGCTCGCCGCCCCTTTAAAACTATGGACACGACAACCAACCAACAGATCGCCCGCATTGAGCCGCCAAAAGAGGGCACGGCCACATCGAGCTTCAAAGTCGTCATCGTCTCGGCTCTCGCGCCCGTCGCCTTACTGCTCGCGCTGATCATCGGACTGGCGTTGATAGACGATCCGGCAGTGAGGTCAATCTTGATCGACGCCCTTCGATATTTAGTGATGACGGGCATTATCGCCGGGGGTGCTATCGGCTGGAAATACGTAGACAAGCGGGGCGATGTCTCGGTGGCGAAAGTAGAAGCCCTCGCGCAAAGCGTGGCCGGTCAGATGGAGGATAAGTAGTGAAATGGCGACGAAAGGCGGGTGAAAAAGAATGACCCTTTTACTCATACTTATCGCCTGCGCATTGATCGTCTTGCTGATCGCAAAAACGGTCGGAGGCTCGCACGATTGAACCGCTACATCAACAACGTGATCGCATTCGTGACCGCCCGCCCGGTGTGGCTCGTCGCCCTGCTCGTGCTCGTCGCGGCTCTCTCCATCGGCGGTTACTCCAGTTGCCAATCAGCCCGCTACGACCGCACGGACGCGAAGCATGAAGCGGAAAAGGCAACATTACGCGCTGAACGGGATGCGGCACTAAAGCAAGCCAACGATGCGGAAGCGCGTGCAGTGTTTGCGGAGGCCAAGAATGCGCAGACTGACCAACTCATTGAAGCGAGCACGGGCAAGATTAAAGAAGCGGAGGCACAACTTGAGGTACGCATTGAAGAAGCGAAGCGCGGGGCAGGTAGCTGTAGCGGCATTGTTGACGCTATTGCTCACCGGAGTTGCGTTTGCGCAAAACTCACCGCCGCCGGTTTCCCCTGCGCCTGACGATCTGGTCGTCGCGTGCGAGCGATGCGTGGACGAACTCAAGGTGCTGCGCGTCGAGGTGTCCGGCCTGCGCGAGCAGTTGCGGATGAAGGACGAACTGATTGCCATGCAAGCCAGGTCGCTTGCGGAGAAGGCGGAGATCATCGGCTTCTGGAAAGATGCGGCGACGGCGCGGAAAGAGGCGATCTCGATTGACAGCCGCATCGAGCAGATACAGAGCGCGCAACTCGTGGAGTGCAAGTTGGAAGTGAGCAGATTGAGAAACCCCGGCTTCTTTCGTTCGCTGTTTTCGAGGGAAACCATCACGGGCGCGGTGGTGGGGTACGGGGTTGGACGAGTTCAAAGGTAGGGAGTTTGACAATTTGGGGCTGTCACAACGGACAAGGCTAAGGCCGGTCAAGTTGCCGCCTGTATGGAGGGAGCCGAAAGGCGTTCGTACCTCGGAGTGGCGCGTCAAACCGGATGGGAAGCGAGTGGTTGACCAGACAGCCCTAATTCACTAACGGAGCGGCGACGAGCAAGTGGTTTCGAGCAGCTTGCCCGCCGCCGGATCAAGACGGCAAGTAAACAGCCCACCGTCCCGACCGCGCGAAGGATAGCCGACGCGCTGGAGGGGCAGCAAGTGGAATATCAGCAACCACCGGAAATAAGGAGACCGCAAAAGATGAGTGAAGAGAAGGACAGCCCGAAAGAGAAAGAACCCAAACCGAAAGATGGCGTGATTCTACCCGGCAGCCCCGAGCAGGCTGAACCGGAGGCCGAAGCCGAGCAGGGCGGCGTGATTCTGCCGGGCAAGGCCGATCCGCCATCTGGTGGGGGTGAATAGATGAGCGCGGCAGTGATGGTCGGGCGGATTGAACCGCGCCCGCGCACCGTCTTGAAAGAAGAGGCGCGCGACGTGGCATCCGCCCCCGCGTATAAATGGCTTGTCACCCGCCGGTTGGACTTGAAACAACTGGCGTGGTGGCAACGCCCGCTCTACAGCCTGCTTGTCCGGCGGTTAGGACTCCCGCCGAAGCCTCCGACCGTGAGAGGTCTGTTCGACTCGCGGGCAGAGGCGGTCGCCTTTTGCTGTACCAGAGACGACCAGATTCAAATGATCCCCTACGGGTGGGCTTATGGATTAGAGCTAGACGAGTTGCAGGGTTATTGCAGGCCGCTTGACCCCCTATTTCGGGCGCAGAACGAGCGAGAGGCGAAACTGTACGCTGATCCGAACGCGCCCGCCCCGGCTTCAGGCGACCCGACGCTTTGCCGCCTGAGCCAAGTTATTTGCCTGCTTGAGTCCCTCATTGCGGAACTGCACCGGCTCAAGCTGCCGAGTGAAGGGAAATAAGCCTCATGGTAGATGAGCGGGACAGCCTGTGGCAGAAGGTGACGGAACTGCAATCCTCCGTTCGTCTGCTGGAGACAAAAGTTGACGGAGAAGTGAAAAGCCTTGCCCCCCGTGATTGGGTGCATCAGGTAATGCAACCGATTCAACAATCCATTACCAGAATGGAGGCATCCGTCTCGCAACTGACCGAAGACGCAAAAGACCTTTTCAACGCCCACAGCACGATGCTGAAAGAGAAGGCCGACCGGGAAAAGCAGGAGTGGGCGGAGAAGACGCCTTTAGGGCTGATTAAGAAGTACGGCCCGGTAATCGGTTTCATGGCGGGCATCGTCGCGCTGTATCGCGCGCTCGGGTCGCTATTTGAGGTGTGGCTGCAACAGTACAAGTAATGGCGAAAATACTAATCGCAGAGGACAGGGACGATGCAGCCGAACTCCTGCGCCAGTTGTTGACGCGACAAGGCCACGGGGTAGACGTAACAGATGATGGACAAGAGGCGGTAGCGCGACATGCAGAAGGTGGCTATCAACTCGTCATACTCGACGCGGCGATGCCGAATGTTGATGGCTTTACCGCTGCGGGAGAGATCAGAAAGGTAGACGCGGAGACGCCCATTCTGATGATCACCGCGCACACCGATCCGATCACAAGGGCGCACGCGAGACGAGTAGAAATTGACCACCTTATGTTTAAGCCCTATGAACCGGCGGACGTGATAGAGGCGGTCGAGTATTTGTTGAAGCACGGCAGGAAGTGGTTGCCGCCGCGCCCCTGAAGGAGAGAGGGGCATCCGATGAAAGGTTTTGAAAGGTTTTGAAAGGTTCTACGGAAATTCTAGCACCAAAACAGGAGCGAGCCATTGCCGCGCTCCTGTCAGAGCCGACTATTAGAGAGGCGAGCAAGGCTGCCAAAGTGTCTGAGGTGACCTTGTGGCGATGGCTGCGCGAGGAATTATTTCAGACAAGGTATAGGGCAGCGCGACGGGATGCGGTAGAGGCTGCTATAGCCAGTCTACAAGCCAGTAGCTCGGTTGCGGTCAGGGTGCTAATGGAAATCGCGGAAGATACTCAAGCACCCGGCACGGCAAGGGTGGCCGCTGCGCGAGCTATCCTCGATCAAGCGATTGAAGCTGTGCAAGTCACGGACATGATTGAACGTTTAGAGAAGATTGAGGCCATAGTAGCAGGGCAAAATAAATAATGGTCGCGCTAGAGAAAAGGCTTGAAAAGGCACATGCGGCGGTCTTGGCTTATAGCGTCGGAAACGCATCTGGCGCATGGCCGGAGACGTATGTAAATGCCGATACGGGCAAGCCGTACAAGCCGCACCACGCCGACGAGGAGGCGTTTGTCTATAGCGACTCCCCTAGATACTGTCTCGCCAAAGGCGGCGAGGGTGGCGGTAAGTCCGTCGCTGGGATAGTCAAGTCTCTTGATCGTCTGAAACGCGGGATGTCGGGCATCATGGGATCGTCCGACTTGCAGCACTTCAAAAAGTCCCTCTGGTCGGAGTTCCGCCGCTGGTGCAAGCCCGAGATGGTCATTCCTTCGCAGCGTTACAGGCTCAAGAAGGAATGGGAGCCGCAGCAGATGTTCACCCTGACGTTTACGACGGGGGCGCAACTCATCTGCGGCGGTTTCGATGATCCGTCCGGCTGGGAAGGTCCCAACGTCTCCTTTGCACACTGGGATGAAGCGCGACGGCATAAAACTCCGGCGATGCTCAAAGTCTTGGATGGCCGTTGCCGCATCCCCGGCGCGAACGGCGAGCCGCCGCAACTGTACTTGACCACGACCCCGGCGAAGCACTGGCTTTATGAATACTTCGGGGATGTGCAGGAAGACGATCCGTTTCGCAGCTTCAAGGCCGATGCGCTGGTCATTTCCCTGTTGACCCGTGACAACGAAGCGGCGGGCAACCTCTCGAAAGGCTTTACCGCGCAGCGTGGACAGAGTTTGACGGAAGCGGAGAAGCGCGTCCTTCTGGAAGCCGCGTGGGAAGACATCGAAGATGCGACGCGGTTCCTTGAATCAATATTGCTGTGGGATGCCTGTAAAGATGGCGACCTACCCCCTCTGACAAAGCACGAACCTTTGATACTCGCCCTTGACGGCGCGTGGGCGGCGAAGGGCGATGTATTCGGCGGCGTGGCCGTGGGCAGGCATCCGGCACGGTCAGACGGCCTTGCGGTGCGCGAAGTGATGGCGTGGGAGGCCGAAGGTAAGCCGCGCGACTTCGAGCAAATCCAAGACGATATTAAGAACTTCTGCCTTAACTGGAACGTGCGGAAGATCGTCTACGACCCCATGCAGTTAGTACAGATGATGCAGCACTTGAGCAAACCGTCCAAGACTGAGAGCGGGCGGTCGTTCCCCGGCGTCGAGACGGAAGAGTTTAAGCAGGGCGGGGATCGTGCAGCAGCCGATAAGGGATTGCTTGATCTTATCGTCGCCAGATACATCGCACACTCCGGCGAGCCGCTGCTGAGAAAGCATCTCGATAACGCGGACAAGAAAGTTGACCAGAACAGGAAGCTGCGGATCGTGAAGCGGACAGAGAGCCAGAAGATTGATCTGGCGGTGTGCTTGAGCATGGCGAGCGCGGCTTATCTAAGTTATGTCGAAGTGGATCGGGCAGTCCACATTTTCAGGAGGCGCAATTGAATCCAGACATCCAGTGGGCGTTAGACGCTATCTCTGCGCGCTCCGCAGACTACGACCTTGCGCGGGCTTACTACGACGGCCAGCACCGCCTCGACTTCGTGCCGTCGGAGTTTCGCCACGAGTTCGCGGCACTGCTTCGCCGCGCCCGCCTCAACATGTGCCCGGCGGTCGTGACGAGCGTGCGGGACAGGTTGAAGCTGACCGGTCTGACTCACAACGGAGAGGTCAAAAAGGAGACGGAAGAAGGCCGTGAGCGGATTGTGAGCGACCCCGTGGGCGAACGCTTGAACGCGCTCTGGCGACGTAACCGGATGGAGCAGAGAGCCGGGGAGATACACCTTGAGTCCCTGACGGTCGGAGACGCCTACGCTATCGTCTGGCCGTCTGCTCGAACCGGGGAAGTGACCATCTATCCGAACTTCGCCCACATGGTCGCGGTGCAGTATGACGACGAAGAGCCGGACATGATCGTCAAGGCCGCCCGCAAGTGGGCTGAACCTGACAAACGTGTCGCCTTGAACCTCTACTACCCCGACCGCATTGAAAAGTACCTGACCGTTAATCCTCTCGCGCAGGGCGGGCAACTTAAGGCCAAGATGTTTGCTCCTGTCGCGGGTGAAGAGGTTGTTTTCAACCCTTACGATCAAGTGCCCGTCTTCCACTTCGGCAACGGCGCGGGGTGTGGGCGGCTTGGGACTTCCGAGTTGAAAGAGGCGATCCCGGTTCAGGATGCGTTGAATAAGACCCTGCGCGACATGCTGATCGGAGGGGAAGAGCAGGCGTTCAAGCAGAGGTACGCAACAGGCGTAGAACTCCCGACCGACCCCGAAACAGGGCAGAAGATCAACCCGTTCGTCGCTAATGAGTTTTGGGCGACGGCTGCTAAAGATGCCACGTTCGGGGAGTTGGAGGCCGCTAATCTTGAGCAGCTACAGACGGTCAAGGACGGCTACAAGATGGACATGGCGATGGTGACAGGTTTACCTCCGCATCACTTCTTCGCCGGGGGCGGGACGCCACCGAGCGGTGAATCTCTCAAGACTCTGGAGCAACGCCTGACCTCGAAGGTCGAAGACCGGCAGACGGCCTTTGGGGCGACGTGGGAGTCGCTGTTCAAGTTCGCCCTGCGACTTGATTCCGAAGTTGAAGATGTCGAGTTAGACGCTCTCTGGCGCGATACGACCCCGCGAAACGAGCAGGAGCAGCAGGGCATGGTGTTGGAGCGGGTGGAGAAGTTAGGCGTGCCGCCGGAGCAGGGGTTGAAGGAGTTAGGTTATACCGGGGAGGAAGTGGCGAAGTTTGCGGAGTGGAAACGTACTCAGGGCGTGCAGCCGGGGGGAGCGCAATAATGACGGCCATCGTGGGCATCGCAGAAAAGGGAAAGGTCTGGATCGGCGGTGACAGTCAGGGCACACGCGGGGGAACGAAGGTCAGGCTTGCGGAGGGGAAAGTTACATTTAACGGAGAGTTTCTAATAGGCACTTGCGGGACGCACCGGCTGGCTAATCTTGCTCGCCACATCTTCGTGCCGCCGCCGCTGGTAGCCGCCGCCGATCTTGATGGCTACATGGCGAGAGAGTTTTCCGACGCTTGGCGAGAGTGCGTTCGCTCAAGTGGGCAGTTAAACGTAGAGAATGGTTATGAATCCTGCGACGGCAACATGCTAGTCGGCGTGAGAGGTCGTTTGTACGAACTTGATAGTAGTTTCGGGGCTGTGCGCTCTCTTGACTGTTACGCGGCCATCGGGAGCGGCGACAACATCGCACTTGGGGCACTGCACGTCACCAAAGGCACGAAGCCTGAGAAGCGCGTCAGACTGGCACTGGAAGCTGCCGCGAAGTGGAATGATGGGGTTAGTGCCCCGTTTCATATTAAACACATCTGAGAGGGCGTGAAAGCATGAACAGTTATGGAGACGCGATTGCGTGGTGTATCCAAAACGAGGCGGTGATGCGCTTCGTTAATCGTGACGTGCGGCCTGAGTTCTACAGGGAGTTGAAATCAGGAGAGATAGCGTTAGAACTTGCCGTGACGATAGGCGGCAAGGTGCGGGTTGCCCACTACCCTATAGACAAGTCCATTGAGCCGGGGAAGTCCATCGGCTTGGCTATGATGGGCTGCGTTAAATACTTCATAGAGAAGGGGGCGGCACTTGCGGCGGCGAGCAGCAATTGACCTATGAAGCACCTCAAAACACTTGAACAGGCGGTAGTAACAGACCAGAAGGGGCGTATCCTTCATACATCGGCAACGGTGGAGATTTATCTGTGCGAGTGCGGGGAACAACTTGGCCGCATACCCGAACTCTCCTACCAAACCGAGCATAACGAGTGTCCGTCCGATACAGGTTTATTAAATGAAGAAACAAAAGAACGCGCCTGACCCCGCACGTCTTACCGATGACGAGTGCGATTTCATTCTCCAACGCATCTGTTGGAAACTCCGCGATGCCGTCAACCCCGTGGAGTTCTTTCGCGCTACGGGGCGCGGGGCGGTGTTTGAGCCGACGGATAGAGAAAAGGCCAGGGGGTTGGTCAGATTGTTTGTGAGTGCCGAGAACGGTAAATGACATATGGAACATGAACACAATTGCGCCATCTGCATCGCCACGTTTGAATGTGCCGCGCTAAAGCACTGGCTTCAGGAGCCGTGGAGTTTTGTTTGTAGCGGGTGCTGGCAACTTCATGCTGCGAAAAGGTTGGTAGTGAAGAAACTGCGATTGAGATAATTTTAGTGTCAAGTACTCCAATGAAGCACGCAGCCTCAAGTATCAACATCACCACGACGAACGCGCACGAGTTCAAGGCGGGCAGAACAACCGTCTTTACGATGGTCGGTAGGCTTATCGCTGGCGTCGCCCGCGCCGATGGTTCTAACGTTCCCTACTCCATTCAGGCGTTGTCGGTGGTTAGAGTGTTCATCATGGAGCAGGCGAACCCGCAGGAGTTAGATATGGTGGAGAAGTTAATTAAAGAGCGGCGCGGTGTGTAGTTTGGTATAATGAACGCATGACCAAGCGAATGCTCACCTTGCTCAAAACGGGCAACCATATTGCCATAGTAGGCGACAGAAGCGGCAAGCCGATGGTTACAAGTATGTCCGTTGTCCGTCAAGCACAAAAGGGCTTCTATGATGCGCCCATCACTGTATTGCAATCTTATACCGTCATTAGGAGAATCGTGCGGGTAGGCACGGAGACGATGGGCATTAATGATGAACTTTATTTACAGACGGCGCGATTTGAAGGCGCGGGAGAAGTGTTAGAGGTTGAATGCGCTTTTGATGAGATAGAGCATGTTTGGTATGTGCAAGACAGCGCGCTTGTCGGTAGTGACGTAGATTCTAGAGTTTGAGTGAAAATACTTGCGCACAGAAACGAAATGTGCTGTATAATGTGCCCCGTGTTTGAAAGCTGAATTTACGGGAAGGTAAGGCCAGAAACCCCCGACCCATTCATTCAGCCAGACACTTAAAATTTAACGCTTCGATTAAGAGGCCGATTGTTTGAACCTTCACTGGTTCGCAATCGGCCTCTTTTTCGTTTCCCCAAAAAGGATTTTATGGCAGAAGAAACCATCACCGATCAAACTGCTACCACGTCCGAGACGACGGAAGAAACTACCACCGGCAGCGAATCGGGCGCGGACACTCAGGCCGCTTCAACCACTGAGGGCGAGAAGCAATTCTCACAAGCCGAACTTAACCGCATCGTCAGGCGCGAGACCGAGAAGGCCGTCAAAAAGGCTCAACAGGACGCGCAAACAGCCGCACAACAGGCGGCGATGACCGAGGCGGAAAAATTGAAGCTCAGGGCAGAAGCGGCTGAAAAGGAACGCGACGACGCGCGCACCGAAGTCCTCCGGCAAAAGGCGCGCTCGAAAGTGCTCGATTATTTGACCGACCCGAAAGAGAAAGTCGGGGCGCGAAACGCACGGGCGGTGCTGCGCATGATCGAGCCTTCCTTCGAGTACGAAGACGACGGGGAGATTTCCAACCTGAAAGAACTCGTCGCCCAAGTCAAGCGTGAAGCTCCTGAGTTGTTTATGACCAGTACGGGTTCGGCCAACGGCGGATCGGGTCGCACGACCCAGACCCACGTTGACATGAACGCCGCTATCAGGCGAGCAGCCGGGAGACAGTAAACATGGCTTACGACAACATCATCTCGCGCACCGACGCGCAGGCCACGATCCCCGAAGACGTGGCGCAGGGCATCATCGGAAACATGCCCAAGCAGTCGGCGGCGATGACCCTTTTCCGCCGCGCGACGATGGCGACGAACCAGCAGCGGATGCCCGTCATGGCCGCCCTGCCCGTCGCCTACTTCGTCAACGGCGACACGGGACTCAAGCAGACGACCGAGATCAACTGGGCGAACAAGTATCTGAACGCCGAAGAGATCGCGTGCATCGTTCCGATCCCCGAAAACGTCCTCGACGACTCCAGTTTCGACATCTGGGCGGAAGTGCAGCCCCGCATCGAAGAGGCCGTCGGGCGCACGCTCGACGCCGCGATCTTCTTCGGGACGAACAAGCCCGCTTCGTGGCCTACCGACATCGCGGCATCCGCCGTTTCTGCCGGGAACGTCATTGCACGTGGTACGAACAACGCCGCCGCCGGGGGCATCGCCACCGACATCAGCGACACGATGGGCACAGTGGAGACGGACGGCTTCGACGTGAACGGCTTCGTCACTTCTCGCTCGTATCGTCGCTTCCTCCGCAACGCCAGAGACACGCAAGGCCAGAAGTTGCTCGACATCGCCCTGAGCACTATTGAAGGCGAGCAGGTGGTCTACGCCCTGAACGGCCTCTGGCCTTCGGGCGCGAGCGCGGCGGAGTTGTTCGCGGGAGACTGGACGCAGTTCGTGTTGGCCGTCCGCAAGGACATGACCTACAAGATTCTGACCGAGGCGGTCATTCAGGACAACACGGGCGCGATCATCTACAACCTCGCGCAGCAGGACATGGTGGCGATGCGCCTCACGTTCCGCGCGGCGTGGCAGACTTCCAACAACATCACCTATGACCAGCCGACGGAAGCTAACCGCTATCCCATCGGCGTGCTCAGAAGCCCGGCGTAATGAGTCTGGCGGATGAAGAGACCCGCGCGCGAGCGTATCGCACGAGCCAACGGAGGCGGTGCGCCGCAGAGCGTGCGCGAGAGGCGAGTTTGCGCGGGTCAGGGTCGGCCTCTCAGGGGCTTTACGAACGCACAGAGGCGTTAAGGAGAGATGAAGGCTATGACGGATACGAAGAAGAGTGCCGGGAGCACCCGGAGCAGCAAGTCTGACGATCTCGGCGCGGACGAGGTGCAGGCGACGGTGGATGCCGAAAACGAGCAGGGGTTCAGGGGCACGAAGGTTGACCCGACGCCGAACGCTAACTATTCGATGCAAACCCCGTCGGACGCGCCCACGCCGGAGACGGATGCGAAAGCCGCCGCCAAAGCGCGCGAGGCGACGAACATCGGCGGAACGAAGTTCGAGGCCGGAGGTGAGAAATGAGCGGAGAAGCCGTAGGACTGACAATGACTCTGGCGACGCCGATTGACGCCGCCGCTGCCAGTGCGGACAGTAGCGGGGCTTATATCGTCGCCCCCTTCGACGGTGTAGTCACCGCCGCCGCCATCTTGGCCGCTGCCGCTCTGACCGGGGCGAACACGGAGAGCCGCACCTTCCAACTCCACAACCGGGGGCAAGACGGGTCGGGCACGACGCTTATGGCAAGCAAAGCTATGACATCCGGGGTCAACGCCGCGGCGGACGACTCGACCTCTCTCACGCTGTCGGCCACTGCCGCCGATCTGGTAGTGGAAGAGGGCGACGTGTTGGAGTTCACCAGTCTGCACGTCGGGGCGACCGGCCTTGCCGCGCCGAAGGCTTTGGGGCGCGTTACGTTCAGCCGCACGGCGGGGGCTTAAATTGTGTTCGTCGGAACCGAAGAAGAGGCGCGGGCGGAATTGGAGACGATGGTATCGGCTTCGAGCGACCCCGCGCTCAGTTCCGACGAGGTTACGAGCCTGCTTCTCAAGTCAAAGCGCGCTGACCGCTTCGGCGTTCGTCCGGGTGATGACGGGTGGGAAGAGACGTGGGACTTGGACTCCGCCGCTGCAAAGGGGTGGGAACGGAAAGCAGGGAAGGCTGCTAGTAGGGTGGATTTTTCTGCCGATGGCGCAAACATTCGAGGCTCGCAGACCTACGAAGCCTGCATGAAAATAGCGGCCACTTACGCAGCCAAAATAGTTACGTCTGCTCCAACACGGTTGCGAGCCAGATACTAGGCATATGAGCGTTAGCGAAGCGCAGATAGCGGAGATGCGGACAGCCTACGATCTGACGCTCCGCGATCTTGCAACAGTCAAAAAGCCCTCCAATACGGAGACGCGGGACGCTTACGGAGAGCTAACAACGGCTGACGAGACGGTAGTGTCAGGTGTTAAGTGTGGTTACCGCATTTTGAACGGCATGGAGCGGATCGTAGCAGGCGGGCAGGCTGCGGCGGGGGATGTTGAAATCAGGTTCGAGTCGTCTGTCGCGGGAGTCGTCAAGCCTGAAATGACTGTTGTGATAGAAGCGCGCGATCCATTGCCGGAAAGAACTTTCAAGGTAACTAGAGCACTGGAAACTTCGTTGACAGTAGGGGCAAGGGTCATAGCGGTAGAAGCCTAGCGATTCAAGGAGCTAATCAATGGCGGACGTAAAAGAAAACACTGAGATTGTCTTAGGCGAGTTCAAAGCCCGCGATAACAGCGACCGCGAGGGCGTTGAGATTCGCCTTAGCGATGAAAAGCACAACAGCAACGGCGTGTTTCGCCTGAAGTCGCTACGGGGAGAGTTCGAGCGGGGAACGGTCTATGAGGTCGTGGCGCGCGTGAAAGAGGCTGCGCCGGAGACGCCTACCATCACGGCTGAACTGCCCGCCGAAGATCGCCAAGCCTTGCCCCGATCTGCGGAGATCGTAGGCCAATCGAGCAACGTGAAAGTAAAGAAATAAGTGGAAGTCGGCCTTAGAGTTAAGAGGATGCAAAACCGACGCCGCGAACTCTCCAGACAGGGGCGGCAGGCGGCGGCGACGTGGAACGCTAAGAACGCGGAAGAGGTTGCAAAGGACTACCGGGCAAACGTCCATGTGATCACCGGGGCGACGCGAGACAGTATCGCGGTTGAAATCGACAGGGCGACGGGCAGCGCGGCTGTAGTGGCGGGAGAGGGGGCGATATTTGAAGAGTTCGGCACGGTGAATCGCCCCGCACATCCGGCTTTAATCCCGGCCATTGAGCGGCAGAAGAAGAAGATGCGCAACCGCCGCGTCAACATCTTTAAGGGTTAATCAATGTGTTCGAGTCAATCTACTGTGACGCCTTTTTGGAGTTCGTGCTCAACGGCGACGCGACCCTTATTGCCTCTGACGCCCTCAATGGTGAATACGTCTACAACTCCGTCGCTCCTGCTAATAAGCCTTTCCCACGGATCATCTATAACGTGCAGGCGGGAGGGGATGTAAATACTTTAAACGCCACCCGGCTTTTCGCCCGCCCGCTCTATCAGGTTCGTTTAGTGGCGAAGGTAAAAAACGGGGCGTTAGAAGATGCCGCAAGAGTTCGGAAAGCGGCTAACCGCATGGACGAGTTGTTGAGATCGATCAGGCGGCAGAGCTTCACGGTTGAAGGCGTAGAGATGAATTTCAACGTGTGGCGGGAAGACGAGATACCCGTGAGGACGGAACCGGGGGAGACGGCGGATGTCAGTTACAGGAATTATGGCGGACTGTACCGCGTCGAAGCGTTCATGTAAGGAGCTAAGTTAAATGGCGACCAATCCATCAGTCGGAGTAGTCAACCAATACGGCGCAGAGACGACGCGGGGCACGGGTGTAACTGCGGCTAAGAAGTGGGCGGCTGCTTCGATGACGTTCTCCCCACAGACGCAGAGCGACTTCTTCCGCCGCGCCGGTTCGCTGTTCCCGACATCCGCCGTCGGGCATCGTTCATGGTCTGCCGGTGCTCTCGACGGTCGCGCAAGCTATAACGAACTCCACACGTTCCTCGCTATGTATCGCGGGCATGAAACGGTGACTAACCCCGAGGCCGGGGCGTACCTCTGGCCTACGATCTTCGGGGCGTCCGCCAACGACGGGTTTAAAACCATCACCGGACAGCGCGGTAGCTCTCAGGCAGCATGGGAAGTCAACTACCTTGCACTTGCCTCCCTGTCCATGAGTTTTGGTCTGGACTCCATCACCATCGGAGGGGATGTTGTAGGGCGTTCGATAGATAACTCCGCCACGCTCGACACGGTGACGACGGAGATCGCCCCCGCTCAAATATCTATTGCCGATCTAAAGTGGTTCATTGACACAACTTCGGGCGGGCTTGGCACGACGCAATGGAATACGGTCATGGAGGCCGAGCTTTCATTGCCGACCAATAAGGCGGCGCGCTTCGTGCAAAACGGCACGGCGACCTTTGACGAGTTGGTTGAGACGGCGATGGAGGATGGTCGCCTGACAATTCGGGCGCAGAACGACACGCAGAGCCGGGCGATCATGGATGCGATGTACGTTGATTCACGACCGATTCGCTACATCCGGTTCAATGCGGACGGCGAAATTATTGTCGGGTCAACTGTTCAACGACTACGGGGCAATTTCGCCGTTGCACTTGAATCGGTGACTGAGATTGCGGACTTGCAGGGCACGACCTATGGGCTGGAGTTCAATTTCCGCATCATGTACTCGACGACGTGGGGGCGTGCGGGAGATATGTCGGTCACTAACAATCAGGCCACTTTGTAAAAGGAACTTATGAGCGAAGAATTAGATTTTAACGACGTAGAAGAGGCGCGCACCGATCTTGAGTTCAAAGTTGTCGTGACCTTGAACGTAAAGAACGGTGATGGCCAGTTTCATGCGAAGGAACATGAAATTTACTACCGCCCGATCACTAATGAGATGTTGCAGCTAGAGACCGCCCCCGCACTGGCCGCTGCGATCACCCGCTGGCCTTTCAAGGAGAAGCCGACAGTAAAGGTTTTGTCGAAACGCCCGCAGCCATTCCTTAACAAAATCCGCGACGCGATCATGTCTGACTACTTCCCAAAGTAGCAGAGGCGGCTTTGCTTCAGCGTTGGTATACCGAAGGCGGTAAGGTTGGACACGCGCCGGTTGACATCCATGTATTTGAGGCGGCGTTACGATTTAAGGTCAGCCCCGATGAAGTAAGGAAGCATCCGCCGGATGTATTGCAAGTGGCCGACATAATGAATAAGAAACCTGCTGAAGTGGCGACGTGGCACAGACGAGATCGGGCACATTTAATTGTCACGCACACAGCGCAAACGGCTGCTGCTCCAGAGCTAGAGAGACGAGCGGCACAGAGAAACAGGTGAGACGTGGCGCGACGCGTTGTAGAGACATTAGAGACGCAATTCACGTCAGACCTGCGGGGGCTGGACAGGGGCTTCCGCGATGCCGAGCAGAAGACTAATCAGTTCTACGGAAAGATGCGCGATGCGAGGGGGCGATTTGTTTCAGGTGCAGGGGCAATATCGTCAAACTCACTCCTTCCCGGCCTCGCAAATATCTCAAACATAATTCAAGGGCTTCCGCAGATCGGCAACCTTGCCAGTGCCCTTATCTCTCCGCTGAAGGACGCCGCCGAGGAAGGCGTGCGCTTCAACATGCTTGTCGAGTCCGCACAAGTCGGATTCCGAGGCGTGACGGGGGGTGCAAAGGAATCTGTTAAATACGTCAAAGAGTTAACGGACTTCGCCGCCGCTAATCCCATCTTCAATACTCAAGGCACGATCCGCGCTGCGCGCATGATGTCCACCTTCGGCTTTGAAACCCGGCAGACCACCGGCTACCTCAAGGAGTGGGGCAGTGCGTTAGCCGCAGGCGGGCAGATGAACGATGAAGCCCTGCAAGGCGTCGTTAGAGCCTTCGGGCAGATGCGTAGTTTGGGGCGCGTTAATGCCGAAGAAATGAATCAACTCGCAGAACGCGGGATACCTTCCTGGGAACTCTTGGCGAAGGCAATCGGCAAAACGGTTGCCGAAACTCGCAAGCTAGGCGAGCGCGGGCAGTTGAAGGGCGGCGCAGCGGTTGACGCCATCACGGCGATGCTCAAGGTTGATCCACGCTTCGCGGGGCAGGCCGACGCTTTTGCGGGAACGCTGGAGGGGCGTTTAGCGCAGTTACAAGACTTGCAGGAAGTGGCGCAGGGCAGAGCTACGGAAGGGCTAACCGGAAGCCTTAACCGCACGCTCGAAGCGGGCATGAAGGGGAGCGTACCCGACATTGTTAATTGGATGGCTGGCAATATCAACTCAGCCATTACTCCCGTTGCCGGAATTATCGAAGCGAGCGCGAAAGGATTATTAGGGGGCGGACTGACGAGCGGGCTGTCTCAGGGTATAGCGGCGGGGCGAGGGATGGTCGAGACGGCCATCACAGACTTAGCCAATGATAGCGTGATCGGCCTGTTTGGCAATCTTATTAAGTCTCACTCCCCCTCTCAGGTATTTCACAACTACGGACTCGACATAACGCAAGGTCTTTCTAATGGTTTTCAGGATGGAGCACGCCGCGCTACGCCATCAATGGTCGCAGATGCCGAAAGAATCATCGAAGCCTTAAGGCGTGCGATCATCGGGCAAGAGTCGGGCGGCGATAGCAGTGCGGTCAATCCTTTCAGCGGAGCAACCGGCATGGGTCAGGTGATGCCCGCTAACATCCCGGCATGGACGCGAGAAGCACTAGGCACGTCTATGAGCGTTGAAGCGTTCCGTAAAGACCCGGCAGCGCAAAATCAGACCATCACTTTCAAACTTCGGCAATACTTTAACGAAGAACTAGAGAAAGCAGGCGGAGATGCGGAATTAGCCATGCGCCGTGTTGCCTCCAGATGGTATTCGGGTCAAGGGGCTTGGCATACATCCACCCGCCCACAGAAAAATAACCACCCGTCCATTTCTGCTTACAGCACAAGCGTTGTTAATCGTGCGCGAAGTTTCATGTCGGACGACGGTGCATCGGCAGGTTTTGGCCTCGGTGCTAGTGCGGGCGACGCGCGGGGTCGAGTAGGTATCGGGCTGGACGCGGGCGCGGCCTTCGGTGCTGGCGTTAGCGTGAACGCAGGGCGCGGCATACCCGTACAGGTCACGAATTGGGAACAGGCAAACGGGCTGCGCAACCGGGACAGGCGAGAGCACGGAAGTTTTGAGCCGTGGGTTGAAGTGCCGAAAAAAGAATCATGGTATGGGGAAATGTTTCTCGGCTACGACACGGATTGGAGCGGGGGAGCGCAACAGGGGGCATTGTCTCGCGAGCAGATAGTTGCGGGACTTAGAGAAGCGTCCGCAAATCGCCTTGTCGAAACCACAGGACGCATCAATACGCATCTCTCCCGGCAGGTCACAACGCTTGCACAGACCGCCGATGGTTTTAAGAGTGCGGAAGCGGCAGCAGGGTCTTTCTATGATTCCGTTGTTGGTAAAGATGAAACCACGCGTTTTTTAGGCGCGAGAGTACAGGACATGGCTACGGGCTTTGAAAACGCTTTTGCGACTACGTTTTCAAATTGGGAGGGAGGCTTCAAGGGCGTCGCCTCTCGTATGGTTGTAACTTGGGCACAATCAGTCGCAGACATGGTGCTGCAAGCGCAAGCGGCGCGACTGACAACCGCCCTTTTTGGTGGATTCGATGAAGGGGGCAAGTCAACCGGCGGCGGCTTGCTTGGAGGCTTCCTTAAGATACTAGGAATAGGTGCAGGGGCGGCATCGGGTGGCGGTAGCAGTAGCTTCGGCGGTTACTCTTCCGGCTTCTACGCCGACGGAGGAAGTTACCCCGCTAATCGCCCGCGCATAGTTGGCGAAAAAGGCATTGAGTTGGACATTCCCCATTACCCCGGAGCGGTCGTTTCTAATCGTGATATTAGAGCCGCGTTAAGTGGCGGCGGGCAAAGCAACGCCCGACCGGAAAAGAGCGTTGTGATCCACTACGCGCCCGTCTTTCACGCGAACCCGCAAACCGGGAAGTATGATCGACAGTCGGCCACACAGTCGGCGCGCATGATGCTGGGCATGATACAAAAAGAGATGGATAGGGGCGGTGCATAATGGGCATTACATTCCACGAAATAGTGCTGCCACAAGAATACTCGCCGTCACCCTCCGGCGGGCCGGAGTTCTCCCATTCAGTGTTTCCTATTCCAAGATCGGGTGTCGAGGACATCAACGCCAACCGCGCCTCGGCACTTCATCGCTACACGATCCCCTTCACGATGATGACCCCGGACAAGCAGGCGTGGCTCTACTCCTTTTTCTTGGCTGTAGGCGGGATCGGCGGCGCGTTTCGGATGCTCGCACCCGAACCTTTCAACCGATCTTTCAACAACGAACTGCTGGCAACGACGGACGGGACGGAGACTGATTTCAACTTGATCAAGACGCACTCCGTAACGGCAGCTACTTTCTATGGCGGCGCGACGACGAGCTATGTGCAGCGCATCGTTAAGCCGGTATACAACGAAGTGGAGCTATATCTCGACGGGGCAGCGGTAGACCTTTCAGCGGACGGGGCGATGGATTGGACAACAGGTAGATTTGCCTTTAACGATCCTCCCGACGAAGGGCTGGAATTGAGAGCGACCGGACGCTATCACTTGCCGGTCAGGTTTACGGATGACTGGTTCAGCGCAAGCTATGACGTGACGAGCGAAAGCCCGAACATCGGACTACAGGAGGTTTTACCGAAGACAATCGGCATAGACTAATCGTGATGGATCACCTGATTACATTATGGAAGATCACCGCCCGCTCAGGGTTAGTCGTGCGCGTCTGTAATTATGAAAGTGACCTGACCTTTGAAGGCGAAGTTTATACGGCTGTCTCGCTTGACCCGACCGAGGTACAGCAGGCGTCCGGCCTCTCACCCGACAATGCGGAGATCACGATCCCACTGGCCGCGCCTTTCACGTCAACAAATCTCTTGGGCGGCTTCTGGCGCGGGGCGAAGGTAGTCATGCAGGTCGTGGACTTTACCGCGCTGGACGATCCGGCGGTAAGTAAACACGTCGGCTATCTGGGAGAGATCGGCGTGAACGATTTCGCGGCGACGCCGGAATATCGCAGCCAATCTCAACTTCTAAATCAGGTAATCGGGGATCAATATTCCGAGACGTGCAGGGTGAAGCGGTTTGGCGATTCGTTGTGTAAAGCCCCGCTCGAACCTTACACACACGCCGCAACGGTCACGGCGGTAACGGACGAGCAGCGGTTTACTGTTTCAGGTACGTACACGAACAACATTCTGCATAAGGGATGGATCGTGTTCGACTCCGGCGAGAATGAGGGGCTGGAAGAAGAGATTTGGGCTAACGACGATGGCGATCTGACTCTCTTTAAACCGATGATCGGTGCGGTGGAGGTCGGTGACGCAGTAACGATAGTAGAAGGGTGCGACCGCAGTAAGGAGCGGTGCATGCAGATCGTCAATCTCGCCAATCCATCGGGAACGAACATCGAAAACATGAGAGCGGAGCCTTACTTGCCGGGGCGCACTAAAGTATTCACATTCCCAAGCTGATGATTACACGACAACAAATCATTGACACGGCGCGCTCTTATATCGGCGTGCCATACGCGCAGCAGGGCAGATCGAGAGAGATCGGGCTTGATTGCGTCGGCCTCCTAATCAAGATCGCGCACGACACCGGATACTCCGACTTTGATTTTCTCGCTTACGGCAGCAACCCCGACGGGGAGACGATGGAGAGGCTGTTAGGGGAGCAGCTTGATCGGCTGGAATTTATTGATCAGGCTCAAGAGGGTGACGTTATCTCGATGGACTTCGGAGGCGGCGAGCAGCACGTCGGGGTGTTGAGCAAGATGAGTCCGAAGGGAATTAAGTACAGTTACATGATCCACGCCTTACGCGATCACGGAGTCGTAGAGGGGCGTCCGTTTGGAAAGTATTTGCGTAGCATTAGAGGCGCGTATCGGTTGAAAGGCATCGTTGATGTGCAAGGTTAGATGTACAGAACATAATGCGGTGGTGGCCGAGAAGGTTGAACCATGCCCGGAGTATCCGCATGGAGCTATTCGCCTGCTTGATAAGCACCACGGCAAAAGATGTGAAACGGTGATCCCGCTTTCGGGTGCTGCCCAGTCGTTAGTAAAAAAGGTGCTCAAGGTTGAACATGGCGCACAGCCTCAGGCGACGATTTAATGCAACTTCCGCCCCACCTAATTTCCGCCCGATGCCGCTACTTAGTCCCGCCTCAACGCTGCCTTGAATGAGGGGCGTGAGTTCTAGGACTTGCGCCCGCCTCATAGCGGGAAACTGGAGAGGATCGAAAGCGCAATAATTTGTGGACATAGCCGATCTTTTGCGCTTCATGTTGTGGTAAAATAGCAGTGTTATTTGTTCGGTGGTTGGGGTGTATAGGGCATCGCAACTGCCCTTAAAACTCAATCACCGAAAAGCCAACCCGCTCCGCTCTTGCCCTATACTTGAACGGCCAGCGGGTTTCGCTTTTTCGCTTAGATGGATGATGCTATGAAACTAAAGATAATCAGTGACGGCACGCCTTATGGTACTGAGGTTCAAGATGAGAGTGGGAACGTTATCGAAAACGTGACCGAGATTGTCTGGCGCATTGGTACACAGGGTCAGGCATCGGCAACCATGACGATTGAGCATATTGCTATAGAAGCAAGCGTAAGTGATTTTGAGGTAGTTGAGCAGAAGACTACATACAAAGAGGTATCAACCCGATTCAAGTGAAAATAATTTCGCACGCGCGTTGATTTTATATCTAGCAATCGCGGAGACGCCCCGGCATCTCAAGGGGAAAGGTAGGAAGGACGCGAAATGGACAAAGCCAGCGCAACTAAAAGCGTCTTCGGATTTACCCGGGGCGATAGCAACGCAGAAATGCCGCCTCTGTCGCCTGCCCAGTACCGGAACTTAACCAGCATACTTAGCCTGTTAGATGAGGCCGATCCCCTCTATGATCACAAGGATACGAAACAATATGCGGCCAAGTTTGCCCAAGCCAGAGAATTAAATGAGCAGAGCGGCGATCTATTTCCGCACCGCGATCTGCGCTTGAATCTGCTGAATGCGACCGTCCACGCCTATAGAGAGGTTGGAGTCTTATTGTTATCGGCAGACCTCAAGCAATACGACGAATCCCCTGATCCGACGATGTTGGCCGGACGCATGAGAAAACTATTCCTCAGGAAAATTATTGAAGGCAAATTGGAGGCTGCGGAGCGAGATGCGCTGGATTTCTTGCTAGGCCAATGAGGCTGCCTTTCATTGACTCTTTTTGTCTATAGAAAGCTTGAGTAGCTGCGCAGCTTTTGCAGAGTGACGCCCCGCCGACCCCCAGATAACATCTAGGATGGCACTTCGCTTGATATACTCCCCGCTCTTAAATTTTGTTATCCCTAAGTTATACCTGCCATTTAAATAGAAGGCGGTACTTGATTTGGCCGGAATCCCGTCCCGGTACTGAAGCGACTCACTCCACACCCTTCCCGCAATGGCATAGTCATCTAAGGCGAGTACGATTGAATGTTTAATCTCCCCTTCAGGGACATAAATAAGAGCCTCGTCAACTTCTGTTTTCGCTTGAACCAAGAGAGTGCCGTATTGTGTATACGTTATTCCTACCTCAATCGCTCCGGCCAGCCTGGACAAAGATTTAAGAGCCTGAAAAGCTCGCTCACCTGCTTCACTTAGAGCATTGTTTTTCGTTGGCGTGTCGTTGGCAAATTCAATGCGGGCTATGGAGTCAATTTTTATCGTCGCTTCAACCACGCCTTGCTGTATTTTTATGGAGTCTGCGGTTGCACCCAAGAATACTCCTTTAATCGGATCACCTTCCTTCAAATTCACCTGAACTTGATACTTGTGCGATACGTCTTGACCATAGGCACTAGCAGCCAGAACGCACAACAATATGGCAAGTAAAAAGGCGTGAGAGGTTTTCATCATTCTATCCTTTCGTGATGAAGAATTGTGGTAATATGTTCGCTGTCTAGAGCGTGAGCATATCACGCATGCTAATAATTTAGAGCGACCTTGATCGCCCCAAAGCCGGACTCGATCCGTTGACTTTGGGGCGATTGTGTTTGTGCATGAACTCAATGAGATTGGATCGCAGGACGATCCTTTACCACCTCAACCGTTTTGTTCTTTATGTTTTTATCTTCAAGGGGGCGCATTTCGCGCATTTGAAAAGTGGCCTGTTCAGGCGGCATTAAGTGGATTGATTGGTTGAAACCAAAGCCTGCCGGCACTTGGCTAACGCGCACATAGTAAGTTTTCCCCGCTTCAACTTTGAGCAGGGTTTCTGATTGCTTTTGGCGCAGCCGTAGGCCGTATTCACCTGATGGCAGGCGAAGGGCGATAAAGCTATCTTCGGGCATTTCAAGTAATGGCTTGTCGTTTAACTTCACTTTGACTTTGCGGCTGTCAAGTTTAGACGCTTCCTCAACCCGATAGATGTAGACAGTCGCTTGATCGGTAGTCTGCGGCACATGACTTAGAGCGAATAGCAGGAACACTAAAGCGAGTCGCATACGGCTCTCCTTTCGTTGGCGATGATACTACTACTCTTCATTATTTGGTTGCTACTTTTGGTAGCTACGTTTTCGCAGTCAGCCCGATGCGGCGTCGCCAACTATACACTACGGGGCTATCTTCACGATCCTATCTCCGGCACTGCGATCTTAACCTCGCTCCTTATTTCAGCGGCCACGAGTGCTGCAACTTACGGCCTTCAAAGGCTGCTAATCAAACCTAAACCGATTAAGCAGAACCGCGCTGGCGATCACCTTCTCATTCAAGATTCCGAGTGGGGGTTATTCATACCAGAGATATACGGCGCACGCCCCGCAGACGGGAAAGGCGGAATTAAACTAGCAGGCAATATCATTGATGCCTCTACCATTCGCGCACAAACCACCACATCAACAGTCGAGAGTGGAGGTAAGGGTGCGCCCAAGCAAACGGTGGATAAAACCTCGTATTATCAAGACTTGGACATCTCGTTTGGCCGTGGCCGCCTTCGCTTCCTCAAGTTGTGGGCGATAGGCAGCGCAGGCGCGAAGGTCATCTATGACATCACGGCAACGGGAGCGACCGGGATCATAGATGCCACATACGATCCGCCCGACCCGCAAGACTACTTTCTCTTGGATGATCCCCGCGATCCTGATCCTACCCCGGCAGGCCGTTACGGGTTTATGCCTGTGCCGGACTTTGAGGGGATGATTGACGCTCAGATAGTTGGCGGTGGATATGCCAACGTTCGCGTTTATGACGGAGGGGAGGATCAACTACCCGACCCGTTGTTTGAGTCAATCCACGGCGTCGGCACGGTTCCTGCCTATCGCGGGCTGGCACACGTCGTTCTCGAAAATTATGACATCACAGACGGGCATCCGACGTTCCTTGCGCTCGTAGAAAACATGGACTGCCAGACGCTCGACGAGATCGTGGAAGCTCGCGCCCTTCGAGCGGGTCTGGAAGCAACAGACGTTGACTTCTCCGCTCTGGCGACGAAAGAGGTCAGGGGCTTTCTTATCTCACAACTCCAGCCACCGCGAACCGACATGGAATTGTTAGGCAGAGTCTACGATGCCGACTTTTACGAAGGCGCAAATGGCAAAGTCAACGGCGTGCTGCTCGATGAAACCATAGTCGTCACGCTTGATGAAGATTATTTAGGAGCCGGAGAGACTAACGGCGGGCTGTCCGCATCGGTTCAGTTCAAAGGCCGTGATGTTGCCGATCTGCCTTTTCGTCTCGACATTTCGTGCTTCGACGTGGACAACAATTTCGAGACGGCGACGCGCCACGCTACCCGGCAGATCACCTCAAGCCAGAAACACGAGCCGCTTGATCTGCCTCTCGCCCTGACCACTGAAGAGTTACAGAGACTAGCGAACCGTGAGTTACAGGAGAGGTGGCGGGCGGACGGTTCCTACACCTTCACAACCACACATCAATATAAACACCTGATGCCGACACAGAAGATCAAAGTGCCTTTCAAGGGAACTTTGAAAGAGATGCGGATCAAGGAAATTCAAGGTTCCATTCCCGGCATCCGCACCTTCACTTGCATCCCCGCGAGCGGAGTAGTCCTAGATTCGGTGGGCGATGCGGTCGCCGTGAGCACCAGCCAAACTCCTGCTGTCCCGGCCAATACCGTACTGATTTTAATTGACGTGCCCCGCCTGTACTCCCCGCAAGACACTCCCGGCTTCATGTGGGCGGCTGCTCCGCGCGATCCGTTGTCGGGTGAATGGTCACGCGCTGCTCTCTACATGGAGAAAGGTTCGGGCACGCAGTTCGTTGACACGACCGACGGCGCGGCCACGATGGGGCGGGTGGTTATAAGTGCCCTCTCTGACGTTCCGGTCGGATGGGCAGAAGGTGAGTGGGATGACGACTCGACGATCACGGCTGACCTCTTCTATGGCGAACTAGAAACGTTGACGGACGCAGAAGTGCTGGATGGGGGTAATGTTTTCGTCGTCGGTAATGAAGTCGTCGGCGTAGCGACTTGGGTACGAGTGGAGGGGGAGCCTAACCGCTGGACGGGTTCACGCTTGCAACGTCGGCTCAAGGGCACGTCTTCGGCGGGACACCTACTTAATGAACGCATCGTGCTTTTAAACAATGCCGTCCGTTTTGTCAGGGTTGACGAATCGGAAAAAGACATCCCCCGAACCTATAGAGCGGCCACCCTTGCCCCATCCGCTTCACAGTCCGTAGCAGACGCCGCGCCGGTTGATTTTACTTGGACGGGGCAGACCATCACCGACCCGCAAGGCTCTTTTGCTGTCATCGAAGGCGATACGATCATCATCAATAACGAGTTGAACTTCGATTCGGATGCGGCACGCGATCTGTCTCGAAAGAATCTAGGCGCGGCTGACGAGATTTCACAATGGCTGTAACACCTAAACCGCTGGGCGATGGTCAACTCCCCACCACTAAGGCGACGCTCTACCAATGCCCGGCTGATACGCGGGCAATCGTCAAACTCGTCTCGCTCGTCAACGTCTCGGCTTCCCTGCGCACGGTCAATATTTACGTCAACGTGTCGGGTACGAGTCGGAGGGTAGTGCCGAAAGATTGGCCGATAGCAGTGGGGGAGCAGGTGTTGATTGAAGACATCGGCCTGTACTTGGACGCGGGAGATTTACTTGAGGGCCGCATCGGCGGCGACTTCGATTGACTTCGTAGTTTGCGGAGTGGAGTACACGGAGAGTTAAAGATATGCCGATCACCAGATTGCCAGTGCCGGTAGAGACGTTCTACCAACCGGGCGGGACGGACGTAGCCGTGGCCGACGGTGGTACGGGTGCGTCTACGGCGGCGGACGCGCGCACTAACCTCGGATTAGGGAATGTTAACAACACTTCAGACGCTAATAAGCCTATCTCTACGGCCACACAGACGGCTTTAGACGGCAAGCAGCCGCTAGATGGAGACCTCACGACCATCGCCGCCCTGACGCCCTCCAACGACGATATTATTCAACGCAAGGCAGGGTCATGGGTCAGCCGTACTCTCGCGCAACTGAAGGCCGATCTAGCCCTGGCGTGGGGGGACATTAGCAAGGCCGGATCATCACTTGCCGACCTCGCCACCCGTTCCGCCTCAGACCTCAATAGCGGCACGCTTCCGGCTGGCCGGATGCCCGCCCTGACCGGCGACGTGACTTCCGTAGCCGGGGGCGTGGCTACCACACTTGCGAACTCCGGCGCGGCAGCCGGGACATATACCGGGCTGCTCGCAATCACGGTTGACGCCAAAGGGCGTATTACCTCTATTTCGGCATCTCCTGACCCGGAAGGGGCGCACGTCACGAACAGCACCGATACGCCCATCCCCGACACGACGCGCACGGTGCTCAACTGGAACACGGAAACAAAGGACGTGGGCGGGGTGCATAGCACAGCCTCAAACACCTCACGCCTGACTGCTCCGGTCTCAGGCTGGTACACGATCTTCTGTGCCGTGGTTTTCTACCCGAACTCTGCCGGGATCAGGCAGGTCACGATCAAGTTGAACGGCACAACCGATCTGCCAACGGAGTCAATCATCAGCAATTCAGCAACGCTGGGCACTTACGTCAGCGCGGGCACGCTCTACTACTTGAGCGCGGGGCATTATGTGGAGGCGGACGTTAAACAGACGAGCGGTGCGCCGCTCAGTATTTACGCCCCTTCAAGTTCTTTCTCAATGGTGCGAAACAGGTAAATAAAGATGGCTACAATCACGATTGCAAGCAGCACGGTAGAACCGGCATGGCATGGCGGAACGCCGCCGCGGTTACGAATCTTTGCAAACATCCCCTTTATGACCGCGGACGGCTCGCCCGTCCAACAAGGCAGCCCATCGTCCGGCCTTGCATACCTTGATGCTGCGTGCACGCTCGACGAGGAGGGGCGGGTCGTCGTGCCGGAGATCGAGCTACCGTCTACCACGGATTCTACTGCTCCGAATGCACGTCCATACACCGCCTATCTCTACAGTCTAGGTGCAGATCAGAGCGGGCAGTATTCAGAGTTCGCCACTTTCGGCGCGGGCTTCGCGCTGGATCATACCGATCTGACTCAGACGTGGGAAGACATCCGGGCGTTCAATGACGGTACGCTCCCGATGAACGCGACCGACTACAGCATGTCCGGCGATCTGGATATAGGCGGTGGCCTAGACGTAGGCGGATCGGGCACGTTCGGAGGGGCATTGACCGCCGCCAGCCTCCACATCACCGGCGGGGCGCAGATAGACGGTGCGATTACCTCCAATGACACCCTTCTGGTAAACGACGACGCCCAGATTAACGGGATCGTGACCGCGCAAGCCTTCGTCGGCAACGGAGCGGGGATCACAGGATTAACCGGAGCTACCGGGGGAGTCGCCAACACCGGCTCTACTACCATCGGTGCTGACACGAATGCGGACGGGATCGGCGTCATTGACTTCCAGATCGGCCTCGCAACCAAAGCCAGACTGAACAACGACGGTACGTTCGAGGCCATCGGCGGGCTGAACGTGTCGGGCGGGGCGATGGCCTTGAATGGCGCGTATGGCGCGTTCACTGCCAACAGTTCGCACTTACAGACCTTCAATCAGGTCAATACCGGGCTTGGCCTGACGTATCCGGTTTATGCCGGGTTCATCTTCGACACGCCATCAAACTCCGGCGCGCAGTTCGGGATCGTCTCGAAGGTCAACACTGGCACAAGCACGCAAATCAACCGTCCGGCTGCGCATCAGGCGTTGTACAAGGTGGCGATCTACGGCGAGTGTGTGACGATTCCCGGCAACAACTCGGATAGCCTGTGCTATGGGGGCAACGTCTTGGCCGAGGTCAACACAGGTCATCTAGCTTTCAGTTGGGGATTTGAAATCGATCATAACAACAGCATGATCCTCAAGCCCGATTCGTATGCCAGCCAGACGGTTGATCCCACGTTTACGGGCGCACTTCACGTCGCAACAGGGGGTATCTATCCAACGCAAGTTGGTATCCAGACCTACGCGCTCGCCGGTTCGGAGTTCAATTGGGCTATTGACATCAACCGCGCGTCCTATTCCAGATTCGGGATCGCGGTCGGTGCAACCAACATCTTCAACACGACGACGGCAGCAGGCGGGCAGGCAGCAGAGTTAGCTATCGGCCACGTCAACACGCGCACAGCCCTCCTGATCCAAGAGAACGGGGCGACGGGTGCGTTAATCAAACTGCGCAACGCAGCCAACAACGGAGACTGGGGGCGCGTCGAGCGTGACGGCACATTCCTCAGCATCACGTCGTCAGGTGGTTTCACGGTTCTCAAGGATGAAGCACCGGGAGCGACGCGAGGTTTCCAGATGACGGCCACGGACACGGCCAATCTGGTAGGCGAGGACTTGCTTTTCAATTCAATCAGGGACGGGGTACGCACCGAGAGGTTGCGTCTCTACAACAACGATCAAGCCATCGTGCTTGGAGCGGCGGTCGTGCTGGGCTGGGGTTCGGGCGCACCGGCAGCGGCCTACCCGGACGGCTCGGTGTACTTCCGTACAGGTGCTGGGGGAATGTTCTACGTTCGACAATCGGGAGTTTGGACGGCTAAGTAATTTACTAAGGAGCGGATAATGTCAAAAGTTACGAGGATTAGAGAGAAGCAGAAGGTGGGACAGCTTGAATTGACGGTGCAGCAGTTGGTTAATTCCAAACAGGCGTTATCGTCGCTGGTAAGTCAGCCCCTAGTTTTTGGGACATCGTTCAAACTGGCGAAAGTGGTGAAGGCGGTCAATGAGGAGCTGCAGACCTATGACGATCTGCGGCGGAAGCTTTGCGAGAAGTACGGAACACTGACAGAGGACGAGTCGCAATACGACATCCCGGCGAACAAGCAGAAGGAGTTTAACGCGGAGTTCGCAGAGTTGCTTGCTACGCCGATCCAATTACCGGGGTCGCCCCTGCGTCCGGCTGAGTTCGGGCGTGTGGAGATGAGCGCGGGCGATCTGCTTGCTCTGGAATGGCTGATAGTGGAGTGAGGGAAGATGTGTTCAGATGAAGGTGAGGGGTGGGAAGTAGTGCGTTAGCCGAGAGGTTTAAGACTACTTCACCCGATCAACCTTCAAAGCATCTTTTAGCGGTGCTATCTCATAAGCGGAACACTCTTCTGCATGATTATCAGGATTGACCGTTCCCATCCAACATCTACAGACTGCCTTTTGAGACTCTTCATAGGCTTGAACTACAAGAGCGGTAATCATGCGGACTATGTATTCCCGTTCAGTAGGGACATTTAAACAATCTGCCAGAAATGCCGCTTTTGCTTCAACCTCTTCCCTAGTCATTCTCTCTCCTAATCATATGCTAATCCTCTCCCCTCTCTACTATGAAGCAACCCCGGCATCATCCCAGATCGCCGGGGCGCGGCTCTAGTGAAGAGATTAAGTGGAGGTTAAGATTTGCTGACGCCTCAGAGTTTTCTTGCCGCCCGCCTGTTGGCAATAGCTGTAAGCGCGGTTGTAACTTATACCCAGCATCTCTGCGACCCTTGTTATCTTGCCGCCCGCTATTACAAGTTCCAACACATGCCGCTTAGTGTGCTCAGATTCGTCGCATAAATTTAAGGTGGCATGGCAATACTGACACTTCCACGAGTTGTCAAACGCCACGACGGGCGACAGCAGGACGCTACGCACCTGCCTTAATGCGTTAATGGCTTCATCAACAGCATCGCGGCGACGCTCCAGATCGTTTAAAACTGCCTCGTAGTCAGCACGCTTCATGGTTGCGTCTGTGCCTCTCCTTTATAGTGTGGCGGGCGGCGGGGGAGATTCGATTTCCTTGACCATTGCCTGACAACATTCTCGAAAGGGACTAAACCCGCCGTCCTCATAAGTGAGTGCAACGGTTACGCCGCCTTGCGGTTTCCAGCCCAACGATATGTAGCGACGACCCTCTTGTGTCAACTCATATACCGTGTCTGCTTTAAGTATCTCGTATTCCACTTTTCCCACTCCTTTCTAAATCAGCCCACTCCCAGAAACTTAAGATTCAGGGGATGAGGTAGCACCCGCTTCCCCATCGGAATCTCCGCTGCTTACTTCCTTCGCGTTAGGTGCTGCTTGCAAGCCCAAGAAGAAGCCGCAGCCCGCAATCATGCAAACCATCCAGACTAAATCAAACCATCCGCCGCGCTGGCGGTAGACACCAAAAGCCAGCGTCGCGGACACTCCACACAGAATGATAGAAGGCCAGAATCCGACCTCGGAAGCGCGCACTTTTCCAGCCCCGCGCGATACCTTCAAGGAAGTCTCGCCGCGCCACAACACAGACCATGCACAAAAGGCCAAGACGTAGAAAATCTTAAAGCGGTCGGAGATGCTCTGCGGCTTTAATTGAAAGCCGTGCGTCTCCCCTTCTTCCAGCGGTCGCCATTCAGATGCCTTCACGTTCAACTCCTTCCCCATCGTCTGTTTCAATAGCGGGGCGGGCGGACGAACTCAGGCGGCGCGCGACTCTTCTATCTCTTCCTCTTCAACGTCGCACCACTCTCCATCTTCAAACCTTTCGACGCCGCCCATGTTCGCGTAGTCCGGCTTGATTTTGTTCTCAAACTGGAAGAGGTCATAGTTAGCGAGCACGTCGGCAACGATAGCGGCGGTTTCCATGTTCGGAACCGGCACATAGAACGGTGGAATATCCGCGCCAACTTGCGGCATCCACCAGACTCTAAGCGCACCCTCTGTAGCCTCGTCGCGGGCTTCATCGGGCGGCGTTGTTAGATACTCTTCAAGACCTTTAATAGACATTTTCGACTCCTTTTTCGCCGCGCCTACCGCTGGGGAGAGGGCGGACAGACTCAAGACGTGCAATTAGGTCTCACGCCCCGAACCTCTTCCCCGCCCACAACATTCCGCATGTGCTAGGTTGCCGCTTGTTTCCAGCGCGGTCTGACAGATCGTGCTTATCGCTCGCACCATGCGTGCCATCTCGCGCCGATACTCTGGATCATCCCACTCGTAGCAGCCGCGACTTTCAGCAACCCACGCATAGCCACCAGCGGTGCGCCAGACCTCTTCTAAGGCGGCAGCGAGTCCCGAACGGTCTGTATGTAGAATGTCTTTAAGCCGCTCGACTTCGCTGTTAGCTGCGACCTCCTTCACGGCATCGGCATAGGTACAGCCGGGCGCGCACAGTGTTAAGGGCTTCGCGTCACACCCCGGACAACCTGCATAGTTGCTCATCTGAACCTCACTTTCTAGTCAACATTCCATTCCCACATGAAGCGCGATCCATCGGCAAACCGCATCCCTCTTGGGCTTACTTTGTTATCCCTTTGTCGCTGGTAGGCTGCTCTGCTATCTCTTCCTGCGCCTTTGCTATCAGATCGTTCCAATCACTTTCAGACTCGCACTCGAAAAACCTGAATAGCGCGTCCTTAAGTTCGGAGGCGGATTCGCGGTTAGATACATCTATCCAGCACCTTTCCAGCATGTCCCAAACAGGAATCGCGCCAAAGTGTTTGCGATACAATGCGCGCAGCTTTCTATTGGTCAGGCTTGGGACATATCCGCAGTTAGGACACGCTTTCATCGCCGCCCTCTCTCCCGCGCACGACCTTGCTTGCCTTCATACAGCCATTTGGGATCGGGGCGTGGCTTATGGTCTGCCCGACCTCGCAACTTGACCTCTTGCCAAGCCGTGACGAGTCGCCCGTCCGGTAAACGCACTTCGATTTCAACGTCTGCCGTGATCGTCCAGTTGCCGTTAGCCGCGCGCTTCACTCCGACGACGCAAGCCTTTTTCTTGAGCGAGAGCGTTTCATTCAGCCCATAAGATTCTTTAGGTACGGCCATCGTTACACCTTAACTAACTTGCAATTCTGCCAGCCTTTCCTTTGCAGACTTGAGCGTGTATTCAGCATCTTCAATCTCTTCTTTCAGCCGCTCGATTTCCTCGTCTCGCTCAATCTCCGCGCGCTCAATGTTGCCGCACCGTTCGCAGATGATGATGTTCGGAAACCACTTGTTACTCGTCAGCCCGTCGTTTAAGTCGAACCACTTTCCGCACTTTTCGCAGGGTGTTGGCATTTCCATAAGAAACAATCTCCTTTCTACTCAAAACTATTATACACGTCAAACCCTTTTAACTCAAGGAAAAAGATTAGCCTTGTCAAACAGTTTAACGTGTGCTAAAAATCCGCGCATGATACTGACCGTGCAAGAGGTAGCAAACCGTTTGGGCGTGACGCGAGAGCGCGTCTATAAGCTCATCACCGATAAGCGGCTGCCAGCTACAAAGTTCGGGCGCGACTGGCAGATACAAGAGAAGCATTTAAAACTCGTCCAAAATCGTAGAGTCGGCAGACCCCGTAAAGAGGCCGCATAACATGAAGACTATCGCCATCGCAAATCAGAAGGGCGGCGTAGGTAAAACGACTACCGCTGTTAATCTTGCCGCTGCCCTACAGTCGCAAGGCCGGAGGGTGCTGGTGCTCGACCTAGACCCGCAGGCAACCGCCACCCGCTTCCTGCTCGACCGCTACGGGGCTGACGGGGAGACGATGTATGAAGTCCTCTTGAACAGTAAACCTCTCTCCGAAGTCATCCAGAAATCCCCCGCCGGTATCCCCATCGCGCCCAGCAACTTCAATCTGGCGTCGCTCGACCTCGACCTGAACAACGCCCTGAACCGCGAGCACCGCCTGACCGCCGCGCTGGAAGAGATTCCCGGCTACGACTACACGCTGATTGACTGCCCGACGTTCTTAGGCTTCGCCAACATCAACGCCTTTGCCGCATCCCAAAGCGTGCTGATACCGATTGAATGCGCGCCGGAATCATGGGAAGCAGTTCCCTACTTGATGCAGACCTTACGCAAGATCATCACGCAGCTTAAACACCCGTTGAAGGTGTTCGCGCTGCCGACGTTCTTAGAGCGCACTAACATCGCCAGAGACATCCACGAAGAAATCAAAGAGCATTTTGAGGCGTACACCCTCAGTCCGATCAACAAGAACGTGAAACTGAAAGAGGCTTTCAACGCGAGAAAGCCGATCACTCAATACGACCCGGCGGCGTCGGGTGCTATGGACTACCTGAGAGCGGCTAAGGAGATCATTAGTGAACACGAAACCGAAAAGGAAATACGGCGAAGTAAAGAAGGGCGCGGAAACGACGCTCGGAACTAATCAGTCGGTATTCGATAAGTTCCTGCCCTCCACAGATACGACCGTACCTAGCACCCCTCCTAGCCCCCGTCCTAGTACCCCTGCTAGGCAGCCTAGCCCCCGCGACGTAGCTCCGAACCGCGACTTTCAGAAGGTGGCGAACTCAATCACGCGAGATGCCATCCCTTCGGGGATGTTCAACGGCAAGGCCAAGCAGTTGTATGACTGCCTCTACAGCCTGACGAGAGGCGCGATAGTTCCCTCCATGACCGTCCGTATCAGCCGCGCCGCCTTGATGAAGAAATCAGGCATCGGCGCAAAGGTCACGCTCGAACAGAATCTAAGACGCCTCGCGCTCTCCGGCCTCGTCTCCATTAAAACCATCGGAGGCGTACAGGGCGGCAACGAGTACACAGTGAGATTGCCGGAAGAAGCCATACCTAGTACCCCTCCTAGTACGGGTACTAGCCTACCTAGCCCTCCTAGCAGTGGCGAGAATGTAGGAGTCCTAGCCCCCCTAGAAAGTAGCCCTCCTAGCCACGGTTTAAGTGCTGATTATCAAACAACTTCTGACGATCCCAAGACTCTTATTAAAGACAGAGAAAGAATTGATGATGAGGCTGCGCCGCTTCGAACGAAAGCCTTCGAAAAGTTCGAAGTTTTCACAAACGCAATAGAATCACTAGATGTAGTTGTCAAAGAGCTAACAGGCAAGGGAATCAGTAAATCAGACGCTTCGAAGTGGTCTGAATTGTTCGAACTTCTCGCCACGGAACTCAAGATCGCCGCTGCTCGCACAACCGTTTCCAGCGTGCCCGCATTTCTCACGGAACACTTGCGTAGAAGGCTCTTTAAACGCTCGGCAGACGAGATGCGAGTAGAGAGCAGGGAAGCGGTAAATTCGCCCGCTGCACAGCCCGTAGACGCAAGCAAATGCCTCGACTGTGGAAATACCGGCTGGTGGTATCCTGAAGGGCCGGAGAAGGGTGTGGCCCGCTGCGCGCACGCAAGGTTAGGGGCCGAATAACGTGCGGTCCCGAAACCCCCTGTTTTAGCCGCTGGACCAAGTATAAATGTTGAAAGTGTGTGATTTAACATTGGTCCCAAGTATTAGGACCGCAAGGTGGCCATTTTAGCCCTCTAACGTGTCCCATTCTCTCTATTCACAACGTTTAATGCCGGGCCAGCGACTTCTCCCGCGCTTGAATCGCTGACAGGGAAGTGCACAACCTCAATCCATGCTATACTTCTCTTTACAATCATCCCGTTAAGGCGGTTTACGTCTGACGGCCACCGCAAGGTTGCGACCTGCGGATAACGGAAGCCCTTCGCTCAGGTGAGGGGCTTTCGGTTTAAGTAGAGACGAAGGAAGGCCGCTGCATGATCGTCGCTCGGAAGCATGTCAGCGGCAGCGATAACGCGGCACGCTTCGCCAATCTCTCGATGAAGCATAACGATCCGGTCGAAGAGATGCACCTTTGTTTTCTGCTGAGTTCTTCTGTCATAATCGTGTCGCAGGATTGACTCCTGTTCAGCGATTAATCTTTCCAGTATCGCCGTACACTCAGCCCGCAAACTCGCGCGCCCATCTCCCATATCTTCTCCTGCCTTTTACCCGACGAACTGATCCGGCAGAGTCCGCATCACTGCTAAGATCGCCTCTTCCGGTAACTCATAATCATCTGCCAGCACCGTTACGCTCTCCCCGGCCTGAAAGCGTTCCGCAATCGCATCAATGACACGATGCCGGGCATCCCCGGCGCAGCACAGGGCGCACTCTCCAAGCAGAGGGAAGTAGCGATCAAGTTCATTGTTCGATTCACTCATCTTTTCCCCTGCCTTTCACCCTATCGTTGCCAGACTTTCTCCCCGAACTGCGCGTAGAACTCTTCCGGCGTCAACTCTTCGGCCTTCTCGCAGATCGGACAGAACCGACCGGGCTTATCCTTCACGCGCGCAGGGCGAAACGAATGAGGACAGGTGCGGCGGTCATACCAGAGACGGAGCGAGTCTAAGCGCGCTCGCCACGTGTTGAGCCATAGCTTGAATGTTCGTCTCATATCTTTCCTCTCACCAGATGCCGGGACGCGGCTAGGGCTTTTCAACCACCCGTTTGAGATATACCTTATTCTGCTCCCGCCAACCCTTACGCCACGCCCGCACTTGCTTGGAGTCGCTGTAAGGACATTTTCGGTAAGGTATGTTGTTCACACGCGCGTCCATACCTTGCATCTTAGCCAGCAGCACCTCCGTTCGCGTGATAGTGTTGTCGCCCATCTTTTCTCTCCCTGCGTCCCGTTCCCCGGCGACGGCATACAATTCAGCGAAGGTTACACACCCTGTTTCACACCCGTTAATCCAAGTCTGACAGTGATTGGAGGCTGATATGTGCGCTTAGTTACAGTGTTTCCGATAATACCCCTTTGACGAACCTGCGATCTGCTACCTCAATAGGTCGAGCCGCATTAACTCGCGCCTTGCGACCTCTTGCGCTCGCATCACGGCGTACAGCTTGGCGTCCTCAATGTCGCCGTCGAATCGTTCCCGTAACAGCGTGACGTAATAGCCCGCGTTGGCGACCCGTACATTCCAACCGCCGCTTGCGGGCGTGAGTTGGATATTTATCAGGTCGGTTTTTAACAGGTGCTCCCCGTTCCCACCGTTGACCGACCATGCGATCTGTTTCTTGCCCATCGTCTACCCTCCCTCTCCTGTGTCGTGTACCGGCGGAAACTCGGCCAACAGCTTCAGGTAGATGTCTACATGGCATGGCTGGCTCAAAGGACACCAGCAGGCTAAGAACTCATAATCCCGCAGAGGTTCTAGCCAGTTCGGAGCGGTAGCCAGAATCTTGCGGCAGTAAGCCTCGAACGCCACCAAACAGTTGTCCGCAGTCACCAGACCGTCATCGAGATACTGGCCGTAGTGCTTCAGGAAACTATCGCCTTCATCGAACCTATGCCCGACTACAAAGGGATTGCCGCGCACGCCCGGTCTGCCGACGTAGAGCGCACCTTCAGGCATCCGCCAACCTTTGACCCTTTGGCGTTGTATCCTTTTCGGCATCTTACTTTTCCTCCACGGCCTCAACTGAAGCGGCGGCAAATAAATCTTTCATGCGTTGGAACGTCTTAGGGGCTGCAAGACCGTTTGACCAATCCCAGCCGACTTCACCGATAAACAACTCTTTAAGTTCATCCCAGTGGTCAATGATCGCAGCCCACTTCGGGGAGAGAGCGCGGATGCGGGGAAACGCATCTCTGACTTCCGGCACTTCGTCAACCAGCAACAGGCATCTATTAAAGTCAGAGGGGTCGGATGGTGCGCTTGCATACCTCCGGCTCACACCTAGAGCGGTAAAGGCCATCGTCTCTGACGAAACGCCGGGCTGACCTTGAGCGAGCCAGTCGAGAATCTTGTCTCGCTTCTCGACCTCTGCGACTAACCAATCAACGTCTTGAGGGGCGGACTCGATGAACTTGAAGTGCGGCGTCTCGTTTAAAGGCGTGCCGCCGATGTCCGTCGGGGAAGATGACAGGATGACTAGAAAATAGTTCACGACGCGCGCGATTCTATCGCCTACGCCCCCGTCTCGATTGTCGGGGTCGCTTAACGCCCAGTGTCGAGTGCGCCCTGATAGGTAGTCACGCCCCCACTTCCAGCGTTTCAGCCCCAGCCCCAGCCCCGCCCGCCGCTCTTTAATCTCTGCTAATAGTTTGTTGTCCATAGATATGCTTTCCTCTAACTGGAAGGGAACTCGTCCCATGTGCGACCCGAGCCTTTTACCTGTCGGCGGTATTTGACGTTGACATAATCTGTGGGTAGGTATTGCTGCAAATCTTCCTTGATGTAGTGATCGTTTCCGGTCTCTGCGAGCAGTTCGATAACCTGCTTGGTGAACGCCTTCCAGTCCGTGCGCTTCGTCAGCGTCGAGTAGTTGATACGCCCGATCTTGTACAGGTCAACGAAGGTGTGAGTCTGGCGGATGATTTCGAGCGTCACGTCAGGGTCAATCACAGGTTCAAGGCTGACCCATGTATACAGCCCGGCTTCGTGGAAACGTTTCAACGTCTCAATGCGGTCTGCCGGGGAAGCCGCGCCCGCCTCCATCCTCATTGATGTCGCTTCATCCAAGAGCGTCAGGCTTGAGGCGAAAGCATCGCGGTCAGGGCGAAACAGATCGAGGTCGCGAAGCGCGCGGCTCCCGCCTTTGGTGAGCGTGCAGAAGGCCATCCCGTGCTGGATGAGTGTTTGAATCGTCTCGCGCGTCAAGGACGTGTCGAACGGGTGATACGGATCGGTGGTGAAACAGAGCAAGACCTGTTCGGTAATGCCGAGTGATTGGTATTTGCGTGCATCTTTTGGAAGTTGTTCGCGGTAGATCGCCCGATCTTTCGCGCCTGCGTCGAACTCTGCGCGGCTCATCTTCAAGACGCTCGGAACATAGCAGTAAAAACACTTATGGCCGCACCCTCGGTACATGTTGGTCGCAAGTCGCGCATACTCTCCGGCCTGACCAGCGGGCGCGTAGATAATCGAACAGTTTTTGACGGAGTACCCGTCAGCGTTGAGCGTTGGTTTCATTGCAATTTTATTTGGCATGTGCGTTTTCCTTAAATTACTTTCCTCTGTCATAGGGAATTTAGGTTGATGAAATTGCACCCTCTTGAGCTACGTTTGCATCCCCGCTAGACGCGCTACCTCAACCAGCCACTTAGCGAACTCAATCGGGGTATGCTCGCGCTCTGGCTTTGGAATCTCAGGCTTGTAGTTGCGCTTGATGCCCTTCGCGTGGTTCTGTGTCAGCACATATTCCGGCTCTCCGATTCTGTAGGGGATGGCCGGTAGATTTTCCGGTTCAATCCCTACGACATAGAGCCAAGTCAACTTGTCCGCTTTATGCCCCCACCACCATTGAGAGACGACCAAAGTGAAGCCGCCGAAAGCATCCCGCTCGCCCGGCTTGGGCAATCCGGCCTCCGCCCACAGTTTCGAGCGTGAAGGATGCTCCAACACGCCGCCCCATGTTCGGACTTGCTCAACCGCCCACACTGCTAACTGCCGCTCGCTCTCTGGCCGGTTCGACAAGTGCGACATCTGCCCCCACGCCGCGCACGGGGGATGCGCCACGACGGAACACCCGCCCGGCCACCTGAGCGCATCCCGCTCCGCATCCCACACGTCACAGCCGGGGAGCGTCTTGTAGATTGAATCGCGCCGTGCGAATAGAATTGCGACTGTCATTACTTTTGCTTTCTCACCCTCTACGCCGATACCCGCCCCTCTCCCGCAGATAGCTAATGAGGGGCGGACAGATTCAGTTGACATATTCCCCTGCCATCTCAAGCATGATGTTGCGCCAGTTGATCAACATCCGCGCTCCGCAACGGGAGCAGAGTATTTCCGGCATGTCGGCCACAGCCGCATCGAAGGGGTGCAGCGGGCGTTCACCTTCGGGCAGTTCGATGATCTGTCCACATGGACGGCAACTAGCGCGATAGCCTTCCAGATATTCCGCTTCCTTGCTCATTCGTTTGTCGTCTAGTGAGAGCATCATTTGAAACTCTTTATTGATTCTCTCCCGTAGAGGCGGCAGCACGGTCAGCAAAAACATCTTTAACGACCTGCTCTACTCTTGCTTTAGCCAAGCCGCTCGCAATGAAAATCTCGCAAACATGCCGGCAGTAGCTCAGATCAAACTTTCGATTGACAAGCAACGTTTTGAGCCGGCTAGCTTGCCCGTCAGCGATTTCCTCTCCCGCTTGGGCGGCGCGGTCGCCTGAATATTTGCTCATTAAAGTTTCCTCTGTGTAGGGTCAAGATGGGCTATTGGGAAAACTCCAACCTGAACCGTATAGGCGACACCGATAGCTCGGCATCAAAGCGCGCGATGAATGTGCGCGCCTCTTGCGGTAGGCGAGCGACGCGCGTTGCGCTTCTCGCGGTTGGCTGAACCCCTGCATAGGTCTCTACGACATACAAAAGGTATCCTTGTGATACGGTTTCGGTTTCAGCCCCTTACCGCGATTCATCGGCTTCGAGGGATGGGGCATGGGAGAGCGGCGCAGCATGGCGTTAGTCCGTGTAGATGGTGACGATAGCTTTGTTTCCATCTATCCCAACGCCACCGCCGAAGTGGCCGGGATGCCCTTCGAGCGTCGGCACGCGACCATCTATCAGCATCATCAACTCGCGGTCAGACGGCCACTCGCCATCATCCAAGACGACAACGGAGGTCTTGGTGGCGCGCGTGCTGCTTGCGCCCTTGATCGTCAACTTCGCGCCCTTCCATGAAATCCGTTTGCCGTACTGCGACCAGTTCGGAGGCAACTTGACCTTGCCCCATTCTTCGACCGGGATGTGATCGTAAGGCGGCAGGAGCAGTGCCTTGCCTTCCGCATCCGCTTCAACACGCATCACTGCTCCTTGCGGGTACACGTCGCGGCGAAACAAGCCCCACTGTGTTTGTTTAAGCGACACTGAATGCTTTTCGGACTCCTTGCGATAGGCGTATTCAGTCGGGTCATAAGGGAAGATGAACGTCTCACCTATCGCCAACTCGTCATATCTGATTTCTTCGCTCACGTCCGTTTCTCCTTTTAAGTGTCGCGCCCCTCGCTTTATGTAGTGACGTGCGCCGGGGATCATGGTCAATTCACCAATCGCCTTCGTCGGCAACTTCTCTAAACTCAGGGCAGTTGCAATCTAGACGGCAGCATTTGTGCGGCTCTTTCTGACCGTGATTGCCCCACTTGTGGGCGCACGTCGCACACTTCTCAGAAGCGCGCCGCCCATTGATGATCGGGTCTCGTTTTGCCATTTCCTTCTCCTCACTCGCTAATCAATTCAGCGCAATCAAGACATCGTTCAGTGATCGCGTCGTAGCCCGTCCCGCGCACGTCTCCACCGGCACGCTCGACAACTACCGTTTGTTCATGGGCGCATTCTCTGAAACCGGGGCATTCGCAGATGCCGAGAGGTTCGTTAGACCAGCAGCTATCACCGTCGCTACTGTGTTCGCTTCTATCGTGGCCGCACTTGCACCTGCGTTCATCGAAGAGGTGAGGCATGGGAGTCCAGCGGGGTTTGGTTATGGTTGGTGCGCTCATGCTGCCTCGCTTTCCGCTGTGTATTCAGCTTCGCACCTGACACAGAGAGGAAAGCCTTTACCGACCTCAGCATCGCGCTTGATGGAAGCGATCTGTTCAGGCGTCGGCTCGACGACATACGCGCCCGTCAGGTTTCCACACGGCGAGTAGTCCATGTGCGGAGATTGACCATCTGCGCGTCTCCGCTTGATGTGGCAGTCGTTGATGGAATCTTTCATCTCGCTCTCCTGCTCCAGTGTCCGAAA